CAGTTTCCAGAGTCGCTCGTCCCCGTAGGAGGTTGACTCCAGAAGGCCCTTCTGCGAAGCAAAGAACTCCATCACCCACTCGGGCAAGTCGGCTAGATAGGTCTCTCCAGTCTCTTCGTCAACAAGGGGGAGGACCCAGTCATATACCGAACCGTCTGGGTGAATGCTAGGAGGTGCCAGTACATAGCCTCCTTCTGCTTTGCAGTCAACGCCTTTGAGAAATCGAATCTTAGTTTCGAGGGCAAGCCCCTCCGGTAGACGGAAGTAATAGTGGTACCCTTTGGAAGTTTTGGCAACACTAGTTCTAGGGAGTTTGGAAATGAAGGCTTGGTTTTCATCGGTGGCCTCATCTACATCTATCACCAACAGGCGATTGCAGGAGCCCGTCAGGACTCCAAAGTTACAAGACGGCCACTGCTTGGCCCACCAAGCGTACATGGCCTCGGTCGGCTTATCTCCTCCCAGAAATTTCTTCCACTTCAAGGATTCCGGGGGTTTCTTCGAGTCAGCCTGGACGGGTATGACAGTCAGCCCGAACTCTCGGTAGTAGTTGAACTGATGCGAAGCGAAATTCGCCAAAATTTTTCCTTCTATATATACCGCGTTTTTTTTGCCGCTTGACAAAAAATCGAACTTGTGGTATAGTGAGTATAGCATGAAACCAAAAAAATGTCAAACCGAACGCGAACGAAACTTGGACCGATGGAGGCACTTGAAGCATCTATACGGGATAACCAAGAACGAGTACAAGGAGTTACTCCTTAGACAGGCTTACCAGTGCGCCATTTGCTTTCGCCCTTTGGACTTGACAAGCAAGGCACATGTAGACCATGACCACAAGACTCGGAAGGTGCGAGGGCTACTGTGCTCATCGTGTAATTTAGGCCTTGGGCACCTCAGGGACAATAAACTTATACTGCGAAGTGCTATTAGATATTTGGAGAAACATGTTTGACTTAAATGAAACCGGGCTGGGTCTCTTAATCAGGGCCCTCAACGGCCCCTGCTGTTGTGAATCGGGACAGTGCGCGCCCGTGCATCACCATCAGGACGGCACGGTAACGGAGGACTGTCTCCCCCCAATGGACCGTTGGTGGAACCCCATCGTCTCCGCTATCGTGGAGCAACATGCCTCGTAACTCATCGTGCGCCCTATGTCCCTTGCATCTCTCGGCCAAGCAATCGGTCTGTGTATGGGGCGTAGGCCCCTCTGGGGCAAAGGGAATGGTCGTCGGTCAGGGCCCTGGCTGGCAGGAGGCTAAGTTTGGGCGTCCCTTTGTTGGACCAACTGGAGACCTGCTTCGAAGCCTACTCTCCCGCGCTGGTCTTAAACCTGATGAATTATATTTCACTAATGCCACTAGATGTATGCCACCTATGGTTGGCCGAGCCCAGAGAGAACCCAGCATCAAAGAGACCAATGCCTGCAAGCCATACCTCATCGAGGAGATAAAAGATGTCCGCCCTAAAGTCATTCTCTCCCTTGGGAATGTTGCCCTACGAAGCCTCACGGGGAAGAGCGGGGTTTCGAAGTATCGTGGACAGTTGCATGACTTACATAAGGTATATGGAGAGGGCTCACTCAGCCGCGTTATCCCAACTATCCATCCTGCGGCGGCCCTTCGAAGCCCTCGATACACCCAGTCCATTTTCGAGGACATCCTCAAGTTCAAAGCCGCACTGACCGATGGCTACCAAGACATCCGAACCCCCTGGGTCAATGGTCCGGTGGACTGGGTTGAACTGGGGTGCCCGGACGGTTTCGTGGCAGTTGACATCGAGACCCGAGGCCTCGGAGACTCGTCCGACATTCGTCTTATCGGCATTGACGAGGGCGAGGGACTCGTTACAGTCTACGATGAATTGCATCTACGAGAAGCAATTAAGCGGTGCGTATTGCTACAGAAGATGGGCCGCCGTCTGGTGGGACACAACGCTACTTTCTTTGACCGTATTGTGCTTCGTCATCACTTCGGCATTGATTTCCACTTTGACGATACCATGCTCATGTCGTTCTTGCTCAACGAAGAGGGCAAACGAAACCTCGAAATCCTAGCGACGACTCATCTAGGCGTCAAGCCCTGGAAAGAGATTGACTGGGACAACATGGAAGGAACCACGGAAGATGAACTGGCTACCTATCTCGCTCGCGATTGCCGTTACACTCGCCTGCTTGCTAATAAGTTTTGGTCAGAGATGGACCCAAAATCGCGAAACATATACTCTTACGTCATGCTTCCGGCCAGCCGTGCTCTTCGCGAGATACAGCGTCGAGGTGTCTATATCTCGGAGCCCAACCTTGCAGATGCGGGACGAGTTGTTTCTGGAAGAGTTGAGGAACTGCGTGGAGAACTTACATCGAAAGCACTACTTCTCGGCATCACAAAGTTCAACCCCAACTCCCATCCCCACGTCCGAAAACTCCTATTTGACAAACTAGGACTCCCTCCTCAAGGCAAGACCGACAAGGACTTAGCATCGACCGATGAAGAACAACTCAAAAAACTCCAAGGCATCGTCGACGAGCCCGTCCTCGATACACTCCTCGAATACAGGAAGCAAAACAAACTCCTCACGACCTACCTCACGCCTTACAGTAAACTTAGGGGCGGTGACGGGCGGATTCATCCTTCATATTCAGTTACCTACACAGTTACTGGACGCACCTCCTGTCGAGGTCCAAATCTCCAACAACTTCCACGGGACCCAAGAATCCGCCGTCTCGTTACTGCGGGACCTGGGAAGACTCTTGTCATCGCTGACTACAGCCAAATCGAACTCAGGCTTGCGGCGTTCGAAGCCAGAGAGACCCGGATGCTTCAGGCCTACCAAGAAGGACAAGACGTTCATCTCTTGATGGCCGCAGACATCACGGGTAAGGCCCCCGAGGAAGTCACCAAAGAGGAACGGTCCCGTGCGAAGGTTAGCAACTTCGCGTTCCTCTACGGGGGCACCCCGTACACCTTCAGGAAGCAAGCCCTCATTGAGCACAACATACGACTAAGTGAAAAGGAAGCAAACGATTACTATGAGAGTTTCCACCGTAGATGGCCCGGGTTTTTTCCCTGGTACAGTCACGTTAACGATGAACTCAAGGCAACGGGTCGAGTGGTCAGCCGCCTTGGACGAATCCGACGATTACCCAACATATACGCCAACGGTGCTCGCGAGCGGGAAGAAGCTCTTCGTCAAGCCATCAACGCAAAAGTGTCCCCGGTGGCTTCAGATATGCTTATGCTGGCAATCAATAGACTCCATGAGGAGTACCGAGCGGCTATCGTCTTCGAGGTCCACGATTCCCTGGGAGTAGAAATCCTTCCAGAAAACGACTTGACAGTATCTGCTATAATCAAAGCAACGATGGAACAATACGTTCCCGCTCAACTCGAAAAACTCTTTGGGGCCACGCTTGACGTACCCATCATCGCCGACATTGAGGTAACACCAGAATGGCATTAATACACGACAAGGATTGCGTCTTCGCAAACAACTCCCAACACGATATCTATTGCAGTATAATGGGATGTGCAATCATGCGCCCTGTTTCTTCATGGGGAGAGACCATCGAATCAGACGCCTACAACGTCACCAAAGAGGCGGAGCCTGAGCCTGCCTTCCCCTCTGCCGCCCGAGCCACGATGGACAAGTGCTCAGCCGTCTTCGCTCAACGCGAGGGCGAGTACAAGGACACTTGGGCCCTTGAGAACCAAGTCACGACGATGCTCGACCATGTCCTGAAGGTCATCGGGATGGACGGTATCTGCAAAGAAGAGAAGCGTCTCATCCTCGTCGCCGCTCTCTGCGACGTGAAAGACTCTCGGATGATTGGCGACTACAAGGAAGACAGCCATCTCGACGCCATCAACTACCGGATGACCTTAGCGAAGTGGCTGGACGATTATGTCAATCCCAAAGATTCATAGGGCCTACCTCGCTGGCCCGATGACGGGGCTCCCCCAGCATAACTTCGCGGCCTTCGATGAAGGTGCGGCAACTCTCCGAGAGATGGGCCTGGAGGTCTGTAGCCCGGCCCAACTCGACCGACAGTTCGGTATCACTGGCTACGAGGACTCGAAGGACATTCCAACGCGGCTAGTCCAGGAGATTATGCTCATCGAGTTGCGCGAGATATCAACCTGCGATATCGTCTTGATGCTTCCCGGCTGGGAGAAATCCAAGGGAGCCAACATCGAGAAGATATGGGCGACCCTCTGGCATATCCCTGTCGAGACGTTCGAGGAGTTTCTCAGTGACTGTCATTGAACTAATCTGTTGCTTACAGCAAGTCGAGAACCAAGGGCTCGAAGTCATGGTCTCGTCCTCCTGCTGTGGATGCACGGGAGAGGTCAAGGGCGTCGAGGAGATTCTGGAGCCCGCTCGCCAAGCACGTCGTAGAGTCTCTGGCAAAGACTGGCCGTATCTCCTCAAGTGGGAAGACGTAGTCATCGACGAACAGAAACGGGTCTACATCAATGGCTAGGACCTCCTGGAATGACATCTTGGGGTCTCCAAGAGAACATGTCTTGATACCCAATCCCAATCTGAGATATGTTTTTATCACTCCTCACTTGTGGAACTACGTCCAGGGGCTAGGAGTCAAAGTGCTTCAATGGAAGGAGATGTTCTTCCCGGAGTTTATGAATTGGACTACAGATTCGGAGTTAGAGGTTGCTTGGTGGGGTCACCGATTGGTCGGCATAACCGAGGAGCAACAACATCAGATTGAACGCTATGTAAGGAACCCTCTAGGATGACTAAAGATATCTCGATGTCCGACCTCTTGACCTTCAAGCGTTGCCAGTACCGCTCGTTCAACCAGAGGGTCCGAGGCCTAGAGACCCGTGCAATCAACCGGAAGATGCTGATTGGAACGGTCATGCACCGGGCTTGGGCGGCTGGGTATCGCACCCACCCCGACGTTGCTCTAAGGACCATGCAGAATGAACTAATCCAATGTTGGGGAAAAGGGTTTAACGACCACGACAAAGATTATCCGCCCGAATCCTTCTCACATGAAGACCGCTACCTGATGGAGGATATGTTAGATTTTTGGTACCAGCACAAGGGAATGCAGGACCGTTACGAGATACTGAAAGTAGAGGAGCCCATCTATGTTCAAATCGGAGACTGGACCGTCCGGGGGACGTTTGACGCTTTGGTCCGCGATGAGGGGCATCTCCTCGTTGTGGACAAAAAAACCTGCGACTCCGTCAAGGACGAGACCGACTGGCTTCCCCTCGACTTCCAACACTGGCTCTATCAATACATTGGATGGAGAGTCTTTGGTGAACCTGTCGACTTCATGCTCGACCGGGTACGCCGAGAAGTCCCACCGGGCTTCGGTCATCGAGAGGTTAGGCTCACCAAGAAAGGAGTCCCCGCCGCTAACAACGCCTCGACCGCCGTTGAAGACTACCTCCAGCGCATCCCGGTTCCTGCTAAGACTGTGGCAGAACTCGCCACCTTTGAATCTGAACTTATCAATCTCCTCGCCACGGTGGAGTGGGCTGATAAGAGGGGCTATTACACTCGAACTGAAATCCGAACAGGAGGTCAGTCTTGTGGTGGATGCCCTTACAAGGATGTTTGCGTTGCTGAATACTATGGAAACGTCCTTAGCGACGAAGTCCTCAACGTGATGTTCGACCGGAGAGCCTCGTGATTCCCCGAGGACCGTATCCGAGGTGCCGATGCGGACATGGTTCGTCTTGGCACCAGGGGGATGGATACCTTTGGATATTCGGGATTGGGTTCAAGGTAAATCGTCCCTGTCGTTACCACTCCGAAATTCTCGATGAGCACAAGCACTGTGTCTGTTGGGAGTTTCGATTCAGCCACATGAGTGGTGAAGGATTTTTCGGCGAAGCCGACTTGACAAAAAATTGAAAGGATGATATAATCAATTTATGAAAATCGAAATCCAGTTTACCTATGTAGAAGACTACGCGCCCAACAAAGGCGATGCGGGCTTTCGCGCCTTCTGTGATGATTTCTATGTTACGAATGGAGGGTCGGGTAAGAGCCCCATCGACGCGGCTATTGACCTATTGACTAGGGTGCGAGACGGGAGAAAGGGGCATGAGTAAGACACTTCTCATCGACCTTGAACGAGGCACCGATTCCATCCAGGGTCGCATCGCATCAGGCGATGTCATCTGGTTCCCCGCCAACGGCCATGACGACGTAGAGAGGGCCTTCTGGGCGCTCAAGAAGGGCAAGCCCTTGGAGGGTTGCAAGAACCAAGCGGGCGAGACCTACGAAGCCGACCTGACGGACGTAGCCCTGATGGCCCTTGACTCAACGGCGGCATGGGTCAACAACACCTTCCTCGATATCGGATTCAAGGAGGCCTACACCGCAGGCAAAACGACGTGGTCTCTCGTGGACGAGTTCGGGGATGCCCGACACATGTATAACAAGACTACCAACCTAGTGAAGCAGGTCTATCGTTATATCAGGTCGCTGGACATCCCCACAATCTTCACGGCAGGCGAGGACACCAAGGAGACGCCCCTTCGGGTCAGCATGAATCCTGCGTTGCAGGAGACGTTTGAGTACCTCACGGACGCCCTGCTTCACATGATGAAGGCCCCGCAAGACATCAAGTGGGCTGGAGGCGTCATCCCCGAAGGCACCCGCATGATAGGATGCGCCGACAACTCGGTGTACCGAGCCAAGGGACGCTTCCCAGAGAACGTAGAGCCTGTCCCGTTTATCTATCCGGACCCAACCATCGAAGACATCAAGCGTACCTTCGGCGGAACCATCCCCAAAAGAATCGTTGTGTACGGCCCCGCAGGCGTGGGCAAAACAAGGTTTGCAACCTCACTAAACGTAACTAAGGAGAAAGCATGACTGCACCACAAACCATTGGCGACCTCGTAAAGAGCACCTATCCTGAAGGGAATTACACAATCTCTTTCGGGCCGGGCGAAATCGTCGAATCCAAATCTACGCCGGGTACATACTTCATCGCGTATCCGGGCCTCTTCAAGGGTGGCGACCTTGACTCGAAGCAATATACCGTCCGTGTCGTCCCCTCTCCGAAAGCGGGCCACATCGTAGGACGGTACTACATTGGGCTCGGCGGCGATAAAGCGGCAACCTTCCCGACGCTGAGGAACGACTCTACACAGGCAGTCGAAGCCTGGAAGGCCTTCTTCGACCCGCTCATCGAGGGTAAGGACGTGCCTTGCTTCTTGGCTGAGAAGAAAGACAAGAAGACGGGAGACTACAACAATGAAGTCACCTTCAAGGCAGGCCAAGCCTTCGCCTCAACAGGCGGCTCAGGCGGCGGGGCTTCCAGTAATCCCTTCGCCTAGATACAAGGTCGTATTCCTTGACATCGAGACGGCCCCCAACCTAGGATACACCTGGGACAAGTGGGAGCAAAACGTCATCGCCTTCGAGAGGGAGAGATACATGCTCTCCTTCTCGTCCAAGGAGCGAGGCAAGCGCCCAGTCACCTGGGCCTTGCCGGACTTCTCGCTCTACAAGAATTACCCATTCAGCGACAAAGTTCTCGTGGAGGCCCTCTGGCATGTCTTGGATGGAGCGGACCTCATCGTAGGCCACAACATCGACAAGTTCGACCTCAAGCGCATCAATGCTCAGTTCCTCCTGCATGGCCTAACACCCCCTTCCCCCTACAAGACAGTCGACACTCTCAAACTCATCAAGAAGGTTTTCGCATTCAACTCCAACAAACTAGATGACCTCTGCAAGGCCCTCGGCATCGGCCAGAAAGTCAAGCACTACGGCTTTGAGTTGTGGTTGGGCTGTATGCGAGGCGACCCGAAGTCCTGGGCCTTGCTGAAGAAGTACAACGCCAAGGATGTAATCCTATCGGAGAAGTTCTATGACCGAATCAGAGCGTGGGATGACACCCACCCCAACATCACCCTGGATACAAACCAGTCTCTTCGATGCCCCGTCTGCGGAAGCAAAACCCAGAAGCGCGGCTTCAAGAACCTGAAGACCTATCGGCTCCGCCAATACTGGTGCATCAATCCCAAGTGCCACAAATACTCAACAGGAGAGAGGGAACGCCTGACGGCGAAGGTGCTATCTTGAAAGTCTATCTAGTCTGCAACTCCGATATGTACTTCGTTAACCTCTACGGCATCTTCTCAACGAAGGAAGCGGCCCTAGACAAAATCGTAGCACTGGGGATGCCCTACCTAGATGTCACCGAAGTCGAGGTCGACGGCGACCTGGCCCTCAATCCGAAAGCCTCCAAAGGCTGGCCGCAAGATGCCCCCTACATCGACCTCTAATCCCGACACCTACAAAGTCCACATGGGTATCTCTCCGAAGGAGGGCCAACCCATGCGGACTCTCTATCGCTCGAAGGAACTGGCCGTCCTGCTAAACGTCTCCGCAGGCACTATCACGAGATGGCGTCAGCGAGGCTGGATAGTCGGATACCGCCTATCGAACTCTTGGTACTACGACGTGCGGGAGGTCGAGCAGACCATCAGGGCGAACTCTTCGCGTCACTGATTGGGTGTGGCGTAGTGGTAACGCGGGTGGCCTGGGACCATCAGTCGGGGGTTCAATTCCCTCCACTCAAAGATATAGGCTCAGGGCCTTACCCTTTCCCCCTGGGCCTACCCCTTCGGGGGGGGAGCCGGGACGAACGCCTGAGCGTCCTTCAAGGTGCCTGCCGCGATGACAGCGGCATCTTCCTTTTGCTGGGAGACAGTCGCTTTCAGGTTATCCACGAGAGCCACCATAGACGACCGCTGACCGTCGACCATCGCGTGGGTATCGAGGGCCAAGGTGTGGTTGTCCTTGCTCTTGAAGTAGCCCATCACAGATGCGATACCCGCGATGCAGGACCCCAGGGACGTGAGCACCGCCGCAACCGCCAGCAGAGTGCTCACCAGCGGGGAGAACCCCGAAGGGATACTCTCGGTGTAGGTCGCGGTCGTAGCCGTAAGCAAAGCCGCAATTGCTGTCAAGTGAAACATTACAGTTTAGGTCCTTTTGGATTCATGGTGCCCAATCCTCCTAGGCCGAGACCCCCTGAGGCCTGTTTTGGAGGGGCTACCCCGAAGGGGCTAAAGCCGAAGGCCACCCAGAGCAAGGCTTCCGGCGGCAACTTGGCTTCGGTGCTACGCAGAGGGAAGGCCCCGAAGGGCTTGAGCCCACCCTGTATCCAGCCGGGAGTGGCGAACTCTAGTTCCTCGGTCGTTGCAAAGTCTGTGTCGAGTTTCTTCTGAGCGGCGGCCTCGGTCACGTCCAGAATGACCTTCTCGATGGGTCCGCCCAAGGACGTGCCCTCGGATACGATAGGCGATAGGTCAGGCTTCTTGCCTGCCGCCGCCGCTTCTTCCTGAGCCGCTAAGAACTTAATGATGAAGACCTCGGGGTCCGTATTGAAGTCCTTCAGCCTGACGAAGACGTGCTCGCCCTTCCCTGAGGGGGTCACTCCCTTCATTCCGGTGTCGATGTCGAGTTGATGCCCGGGCTGGTTCTGCCAAGAGTAGGTTCCCGTCAAGGCGTGTTGCAGAAGGTTCGTCACGACAATCTGGATGAACATGGCCTTCAGATTGATGTTGATTGCGCTCTGCATCATAACCTGACGTTCAGCCGGAGAGGCCGCCGCCGGGATGAAGCCTCCGGCCATCCGACCCATCGCGCGGAAGGACCCGGCCTTGAAGAGCGGGGCGAACATGAAGAGGTAGCCATACTTGGGGAGCCAGGTGTTTACGTCTACGTCCGAAGGGATACCCAGAATGTCGTTCGACATCTTGGCCGCCGCCCGCTGAGCGAAGGCCTCAGACATTCCTTTCTTGCCGTACTCACGCTTCAATCCCATATAGGTCGTGGCGACGAGGTACCGAGCGTACTCATCGAACAGAACCTTATGAACGGTGTCCTGGTACTTGCCCAAGGCCACCAAGGGCTTGCCAGTAATGCCGAGCGGGCCCGCGTGGGATTCAATGTATTCTCCGGCTTGCTTGAAGATGGAACCATACTGCGAAACCATGTGGTCGACGTTGCTTCCGGCCTGAGCCATCTCATAGAGAATGGGGCCGTACTCCTTGACCGCTTTGACGGCGTTGATGAAGTCCTCCCCAGAATTGAGGAGGTCACTCCAGTCGAGACCCGCGAGGGTTCCCGTCGTCAGGGTCTTCGCGTGGATAGCGAGGTTCCAGTTTACCGTACCCTCCTTCGACCAGGCGGATGCTCCTCGAAGAAAGGACTTGAACCATTGGAAGTTTTCCTGCGGAGGAATCACCCGCTTGACGAACTCGGCTACCTTCGACGGCAGATAGATAGCATCGGTTCCGACCTCAACTCTGTCGAGCCCCGGCCCGTCCTTTTCTTGAACGACTCTTGCTCCGCGAAGTGCGTTGACCAGACGGACCTTCCGGACGTTGTCCGCGATGTTCATAAACTGTCGCCCGATAAGCCTATCCACTTCTCGGATGGGGGTGAGCGGGACGCCCGTATCTTTGCTGAGTTGCTCGATGCCTTCCCAGGTCGACCCCTGGTGCATGACGTGGTCAAACGTCAAGGTCATACCGTAGTTCCCGCCCTTTGCGACACCCTGAGTGCGTTGCATCTTGATGGCCTTTTCGAAGTAGGACTCATCAACCTTAGCCTGCAAAGCCGTCTGGGTCTCGCTAATCAACTGAGCCAGCGCGGTCGGCTCCATGTCAGGTCGAGCCGCCTTGAGCACCCTAGCGATTACGCGCTTGGGGTCGCCTCGGAGGTCATGCTTGTTGGTCGCGCTCGGAGGTTCTTTCCTCGTGGAGATGAAGCCCCTCTGGCCCTTCTTCTTTAGTTTCGAGATGTTTGCGTCGGGGGACATCCCGTTGGCGTTCCACTCTCGTTGGGCTTTTTCTGTTAATGTCTTTGTAGTGATTTGAGCATACGGTGGAATCTTACCCTTGTTGGAATCCCAAAATGTTCCTGTGCCCTCTTCTTGGGGTTTGCGGTAGGCCTCGGTCCCGTGATAATACACTAGGGCCGTATTGTCGTGGATACCCCCCGTGCTGTAATCGTGGGTGGTTCCCATCCCGTTAGAGCCAGCGTATTCGGAATGGTACCGGGCAGGGGAAAAGAAGTGAACCTTCCCCGTCTTGTGGTCATATACGAACTTGGCCTTGGCGTCTTCTCCCTCGTCCTGTAGACGACCGTGTGCATCGAGGATGGGAGTATCGCCCCCCTTAGCCATCCAGGGGTCTTGGTAGTCATCCCCCCGTTTGTAGTGCAGAAGACTCGGGAGGTCCGTCTCATCGTCGATGGGTCCGTGGTGTCCCCCGAACTGGATGTAGCCTCGTTGACCCGCGCCGGGCATCTTGTTGGCCGACCCGTCCGGAAGATGCTCCGCAGGGACTCCGGCCTCAATGAGGATACCTCTGAGGTGTGGTCCGCCCTTGATGAGGCGAGCGATGTCGAGAGCCTGGTTGACGCTTGCGTGGCCTTCCTCAACCATCATCGGAACGTAGTCGGTACGAAGGTCGACCTTCATCCCCAGGCTTCGCATGAAGCCAAACATCACATCGAAGGATGCGCCGACCATCCTGGCGGCGGCGGCTTCCGGGACGACCTGCGTAGAGTCTCGACCGTGGTCGTGAGTAAACTGTCCGACCGCTGAGGGCGTTGTCTTGTGGTCCGTGACTTGCTTCTTGATGCCCGCTTCGAGTTCGCCCCGCATCAGGTTCTGCATGGTCTTCTCAGAGTTATATCGGTCGACCGACTCCAGGCCAGCGGCTATCTCGGCCTGGTTTATGTCCATCTTGCCCAAGGCGAGGATGTCCGGGTCTACGGCGTAAGCCGGGGAGTCGATACCGTGGATGATTCCAAAGGCCCTCTGCCAAATCTCTTGCATGACCGGGTCAGGATGAAAGACCTGAATATCTCTCATGGGCTTCCCGAGGAGGACCGACTTCATCTGTTCGGCGGCCACGATAGGGTCTGTCGAGCCCTTCGACATATCGAACATCCCGAACGCCGCCGAGATGAGCGGTTGCTTGATGAGAGTTCCGTCTTCGAGTTTGATGGGTTCCCGTAGGATAATGCCCGCGCCGTTAAGGGCTTGAGAGAGCGGCCCCGAGACATTGACGAAGTGGCCGTCTTGATGGATAAGACGAGTAGCGTTGACCGGGTCTCCGAACTTGAAAGTAGTTCCGTGGGTTCCGACCGCTCCATGCGGAGGAGACCCCCCTGCTCCCGGGACCAACCGAATCGAAGCGACGACGGGCTTCTTCCGGAACTTGCCCTCATCGCGCGAACGATTGAAGAGTTTGGGCTTTACGCTTCCTGAGACGTTCGGGTCAAACTTCGGGTCGATAGCCCAAATCTTCCCAGGGCTTCCTGGACGTGCTGAGCCTCGACCTGTCGCCCTGGCGAGCATGGTCTCGTGAGCATTGGCGGCGGCCTCGATGGTCTCTCCGCTGAAAGCCGCGTCAGTAGCCATTCGGGTTCCGAACGCGGCGGCGTGTGCGGCCTTAGCAGCCTCGGCACCCTTGGCCGCCCAGTTCGCAACGCTCGTATAAGGGAAGAACGTCATCAGGGCCTGAGCCGCGACGTGTCCCGCTACAGTGCCGGGGTGCGTCCTGGCCGTCTCGATGAGAGATTGAATTGCGTCGCCCGTGTAATGGCCTTCGGCCAGAAGATTCTGGGCGTCCTCCTGAGTGAAGGACTTGCCTAGGCCTCCGTCCATCCCCGGAACGGGGAAACTTCGGCTGAGTTTCCAATAGGCGTTAGCGGCGGCGGGAACGCCCTGTTGAAGAGAACCTTGTGGAGCGATATCTGCGTGTTCATTCAGGGAGTTGGCGAGCCCTACGGCGGTATGAAAAATGGTCTCTCCGACCCCAATGGTCGCGGCCTCACCCGCCTGGGCGATGTCTCCGATTGCGGCAGTTGCGAAGTCCACGCCAGCCCCAAGGGGACCACCAGCCGTAGCGTTCGGCTGAAGTTGGATAGGCGAAGAGTCCGCCAGGGGGAGCGCCCCCGGGACAGGTTTACCAGTCGGGTGGGACTTGGGACTCAGGTTAGGAGCAGGGGTGGCTTTAGGAACCCCCGGCTTCTTCGGCTTAGGAGTAGGCGAAGGCGTCGATGGAGACTCCGCAAGAGGAAGCGGTTGTAGATTCCCCTCGCCCAGAGGCAACGGAGCCGCGTTTACGGTGTCCATGCACCCTGGCTTCCGTCAGGTGCGGTCGCGTGGGGGTCCCAAGTGTAGGTGTGCCCGTCGTGGGTTCCTTGCTGTAGGTCCTCCGGAGGATTCTGTCGGCTGAACGAACTCGTATCGGGCAAGGCAGGAGCGGTAGGAACTCCGGACCCCGACCTCAGAGTATCTCCCTGGACCTGAAGACTGTGGATGCGAGTCCCTAGGTCGGCAACCGTTTGTCGAGCAACAGCGAGATGGGCCGTGTCTTGGGGAGTAGGATTCGCGAGGTTTCCCAACGCATACATCTTGTTCCGAGCGTCGGTCTGTGCCTTGGTAAGGTTGGCCGTTTCGGAATCAAGGGACTTGACGGCGGCCAGCCAGGGCTTTGAGTTCGGAACCATCCGAGATGCCATCGTGATGTTGCTCTGGACTTGGTCGGCATAACTATTGGCCCGGGTGACGGCGGCACTCGCTTCCGAGACTCTTGCGTAGTTCGAGGCAATCCGAGACATAGTCGTTTGCGGAAGGTACTCGTTGATGATGTCCTGTGCGGCGGCTTTCTTCTTGTCTAGGTTCGTTATCGAATCGAGATTCTTGATTCGTGCCCCAATCTCTTGAATCTTGGAGTTATCCAGTTGGCCCGTGTTATAGGCTTGAGCAATCTTCGCCGAGACCCAGGGCCCTATCTGGGCGCTCAATTTGGACGCCAGGGACTCCATAGTTCCTGGACCTAGGATACGGTCGACTGGAAGCGCCAGATGGAGTAAGTCGTTCTGGATGTTTGTAGGGTCTCCAATTCCCTTAGCGAGGTCTTCGATGCTGGCTTGGGCCTTGTCGAACATCGTCGTGGCTTCAGCCGGAGACGTGACTTGATAAGCCGGAGCATATCGGATGCTGTCCGGAAGCGACGCGGGGTCAATGTTGTGCGCGATGAGCCAGTTGTCCCGCTGGGTCCCGACATCACCCTTCTTCCCGCCATCGAGGGCCGAGAAGTAGTTGTAGGTCGCGGAGTCCGACGAGAGCAAATCTTGCCAAGGGGCGTGTATGCCCATCGCTTCGCGGTCGAGCATATTGCCCTTCATGGGCAGGCTCATGCCAATCGAGGAGTAGAGGTCCCTCGCGGTCGCTATGAGTTTAGGGTCGCCATCCTCCGAAGCAGGAGCCGTCTTCAGCAACTGCTGAAGCATCGTCAACTTCTTGAGGTTGACCGTCATCTGCATGTCAGCGGTCTGAGCCTTCTGCTGAAGGAACTGCTCGTGGGCTGGTCCAAACTGAGAAGCCGCCTGGGCTACTTGGCCCCAGGGGTTAGCCATCTGGATAGCGGGCGCGCCCCCGCCAGGGAAGGGAAGTCCAGCCATTAGTCTAGCGCCTCATGGGTCAGGTATCCGAGTTCCTGGAGCATATCTAGGTCTCCCTGAAGGGTCTCCAGGGCGTCCGCTCGCCATTGGAGGTTGGGGGTTCCTACGGCTATCTTCTCGGCGGTCTCGTTGATTTCCTCGCAGAGAGCCCCCAGATTGGTGCCTACGGCGCAGGCTATTCCGACTAAGCCATAGGGGTCCGCAACGTACAGGCCCTCCTCGTCCCGAGCCAGCCCGTAAGCCGCGAAGGGCGGCCCCGACAGGGTATCGGTTCCCCCTACGGGAGTTCCGGTATGCTTCTTCCGCTCTACAGGGTTCTTGTCGATGTGTTCCCAGGGATAGGGCGGAATGCTCAAACGGGTCGATACGTCGAGGGTCCCCGTGTCGAACGGAGCCTCTGCGAGAGTCCCCGAGGCGAGGGCGTACAGGAACTCTCCGAGGGTCCCCTTGATTCGATTGAAGGCCGAGGCCTCGGAGTCGTACCCGAAGCGGGGCGTCCACTCAAGGAAGTACGGCTTCTCGTCCTCGGACGAGATGAGGGCGTTGATGTCATAGACCCCAGGACCCGCTTTCATCTTGCGGAAGAAGGAGGCCATCTCTTCGAAGTGCAACTCCTTGGCAATCGTCGGAACATCCTCGTAGTGCCACCCTAGATTTATCTGGCATCCGGTGTGGGGGCCCTTGTCTCCTTCGAGAAACTTCTTATGCTCGATGGTCCCGCCGAACGGCGGAACGAAGATGCTTCCGTTAAACCAAGCATTGGTAGAGATGGCGACCCCTTCGAGTTGCTTCTGGAGGATGCAAGGGCGGCTATTTCCAAATCGAGACTTGAGATGAGTGAGGTAGGGAACAAGGTGCTCCGCTTCAGTACCGAAGGTGGCAGAGCCCTCCAGGTACTTGTCGCTCTTAAAGTACCAATAATCTTCGCCATCGACCTTTTCCAGGAAGCCCATAGCCTCGTCAAGCGTCTTGAATCGTTTGGTCTCGGGAGCGGATATCCCGTAGGTCTTGGCAAGTTCTTCTCCCCACATTCTATCGCTCTCTAGTCTCTTCGAGAAGGAGCCGTCGTTGATAACCAGTCGGCCCTGCGCCCTTAAGGCGTCAGCCTTGTCTGCCGCACCGTTTCCGTCGAAGACCCAGACAGCATCGTCTCCGGCCCATTTCTTCAATTCGTCGAAGGTCCCGGCTTTCTCGACTATGCCGTCTCCGACTTCTTTGTAGTCCTGCGCCTCGATGTAGACCAAGACCTCGAAGCCCTCTTCGAGAAGACGATTCCAGAGGCAGAGGCTGTAGCCCTCGGTGCAGTAGAAAGCAAAGCGCATTAGAGGCCGCCTCCGGGGAGGTCCTTGAGGCCTTGCTTAGCGGAGATTTGCTGGAGGAGTCTCATCAGGTCCATTTGAGTTCGCTCTTCTAGGCCATGATGCCATACATCTTTGGGCATCCCTATCCCCGCCTCTTCAGAATACGGGGGCCACTCCGTCGTCGAGAATGCTTCGAACGGGTTACGGCTTCGAGAGAACTCGCCGGGAGTCAGGAAATTATTGTTGGAATGTCCCATCGCTTCATGTTGCCGCCAAGCGTTGTAGACATCTGGGTCCAAGTGTTTGAGGTTGCCGCTTACAGTCCTCCATTGGTCCGGAGTGCTTGCAGGTTTCCGCAAGTGCTCCAGCGCCCGAGCCCGAGTGAGGAGCGCACTGTCTAAGTTCTTCGCGAAAGCCTTCCCTTGGTGCTCACCGACCTCACTTAGCAAATCAAACTTCTTGAGCAAGGCTTCGTGCAGTTCAGGGTCGAGGATATTCTCTTGCCCCCCCGGGTACGGAGCACGGCGCGTCGATTCGATGAAGGGGACCAACTCTGAGGCGTCCGTTGCCTTTGTCAGAGCCGCCTTGGCTCGGGCCCTCTCGTCGAGAGCGAAGTCCAGATTAGCGGCCCCTTGCTTGGCGGCGTCCTTACCGACTGACCCCAGGAGGGCGTTCTTAGCCATAATTTGTGCGTGAAGGACCGGGTCCAAATCCGAGCCCGCCTTTTGGAGGAGTTTGAAGGCTCCTGTAGCGGTCGTGACTTTAGGCAGAGACTTCTTGGTCTTGGCTATCACGGGGAGGGCCGTCTCCAAATCTTCAATCAAGATTCTAGCCCGGTTGGGGGTTGTTCGGAGGACGTTTTCCATGTGGGCTTTAGTTTGGTTGACGAGTCTCATAGCCTGGCTAAGAAATGCATTCATGCCTCCTACATTGGTACCCGGGTCTCGGGTATTAGAGATGTGATTTATGATAGCCTGCATCGAACCAGTTGAGCCCGGGAGAAGGTCTCGTGTGCCCAACTGCTTCTTCAGATTGGCGACGTGCTTCAGCCAGTCCTCGGTGCTTGCGATGATTCGAGGGGCCTCGAACTCCGGGCCGGGTCCCCCGGGAATCATCGAGGCCGCGTCACCGAGAAGCCCTGCCGCTCCGGGTATCGAGCCCTTGGCCTTCGGGCCAGGAAGGCCCGTCAGCCCGTAATCAGCCGAAGGCTGAGGGCCCATCGTGGTGTGCCGAGGCAAGGCCGCTCTCAAAGAGGGGCCGTAGATGTCAGAGTTCTTGAAGAGGGAGTCTACATGATGCCCTTGAAGGGCGTGGTCGACGGTGCCTTCGGCGTGTTTAATAGCCTGGGTAATTGTGTTCCAGACATCGCCCCATCCTGCTTGCTCTGGCGTAGAGTCAGCCACGAGTTAAGCCGCCGTCGAGTAGTTGGGGTAGTTCGACCCTGCGTATCCGTTGCCGCCGCCGAAGTATCCGCTTCCGCCCACGGCTGTCGGGTTGACCGCCGGAAGCCCGACAGACCCGAAGGGTGGCAAAGACGGAGCCGGATTGTAAGGAGCAATCGGCGGGGTATTCGTCCCCATCCCGGAGGGGTCGCCCGTTGCGCCGGGCTTCTTGCCGAAGAGTTTCTCTAGCGCTCCAGAGTTGGCTACGCCCATCAATCCTGCGGCGAGGGGACTACCCTGACCCATGATGGTGTTGAGCAACTGCTGGTACTGCCCCGCTTGATTTTGCTCCATAGAGCCAGTCGTCGAGGCAATCCAGGACTTGGCTGAGTCTATGGCGGTTACGTCGTTGCTCGCCGCCTTGTCGCGCCAGTCGTTAATCATGCCCTGAGGGTTGACGATGCCCCCGCCCATTTTGTTCATCACGTCCTTCAAGGCGAGGTCAGACTGCTGGTTGAGGGGGCCAGTGATGGTGTTGAGGAACTTGGGCGAGTTGATATAGGAGAGGAACTGAGTGATGCGCTGGTCCCAATAGTTGAGGCCGCCCTCAGCCGCGTTTATCTCACGGTTCTGCTGGCCCTGTCCGAGGATACCGCCGAGGGCTGAGACGATAGCCGCAATAGTCTCCGGGTCCATTAGTATGCCCCAATCTGGCCGGGGAAGGGACCTGACATACCGAGGCCCTTAGAGCCGCCCTTGGTTAGGCTGTTCAATCTGTTGTCTCCGCCGAGGAAGCCTTGGTGGCCTCCGAGGAGTCCGAAGGGACCACCCATCTCGGGGATACCTCCGGCTTTGGGAGGGTTGCCGCCCATCGTGACGGGTTGACCCATGTCTGTGCCCAAGCGTCCCATGCCTCCCATACCTTGAAAATGCTGCATGAGCATCCTCAAGAGTTGTGGGTTCTGCATCAGCATCATCAGAAGTTGCGGGTTCATATTTCCTTCTCTTCGCTCCGAAGGAGCGGCTAACCTGTTCGGTTGATGATGTGGGCCCCAAAAACGAAGACCACGTCTGTTCCTATGGAGTTGACAAGTTGTGTGTTTAGCCCTGTAACTATGATATCAGCAGAAAATCCCTGGTATGTTATCCCGGGGGATAGCCCCCCCACAAGGTCCAACGGGGCGCTCGGGCTGGTAAAGCCTCCCGTCAGCGACGGACCGCCCAAGTTCTGAGAAGCCCTGGGGCGTATCTCCAACCCCTGGTAGGCAACGCCAGCCGGGAGTTGAGGATGATGAACTGGGTAGACATGAAAGAGAGCCTGGTCCTGATGATTGGGCTTGAACGGAGGAATGTTAGGGAACGTGACACTCCCCGTAAACTGCTGTCCTGAACTACCCGCGATGGCCGCAATATGGATGGTCACGGTCTGCACGTCGTTCCCAATGACGGGACGAGGCTGAGGTTGGTTCCCGGCAACCGTAGGATTCGTGGCGAAGCCCGAGACGTTTGCTGTCGTCCAGCCCTTTCCAGGAGTCCAGATACGAAGACTTCTTCCGGGAGGCGGGTTCTCGATATGAGGAAGAATTGCCATTAGCCTGGCCCCACTCCGATGAACTCTCTCTTGATAGTACCGTAGAGACGGACCTTGCTAATCGTTGTCTTGGCGGACGAGGTCATCGAGAGGCTAAGTTGAACCGAGGTCCCGACCATTGTCGATGGCAAGGACAGAAGTTGTCTCGGCCCCAAGGACAAATCGACGTTGAGTGTTGTGGACGCGGGCCCGCCAGCCCTCCCAGGGTCTGGAGCAATCGTGACGGAGAGAGTGCCCGTTTGAACAGGAGCCTCGATGAGAAGGAAGTTGTAGTCCTTAGCGAATTCGGGATTTCCGCTATCTTCGATTTTGCTAGTCAAGGTCGAGACGATTGGATTGCCGAGGTCCGTCTCGGCTTGAAACCAGGAGTTTATGGTGCCTGTGCCCGGAACGCTACCGAATACTTCGAAGGTCTCAGCATCGAAGTACACCGCGTCTAGGGCATACGGGAGTTTATGCCACTTCTGAGTTTTGAGGAGGTAACCCCAAGTCACTCCCTGATTAGGAAAACTGAGGTACCAAATCTGGTCCCTGAAGAATCCCACGGCGGCCTGGAAGTCGGCCACCGCTAGAGAGTCGATGAATGTCTTGATGTCTTTAGTCGTCTCTGAAGGAGCGTCGGTCCCGTCGAACGAGAACCCACCTTGCTTGGAGAGCCAGAAGACCAGCCCCCCGCCACCCTTGGTGACGGCGGTCGTCGAGATGCAACCGATATCAAACAGCCGCTGATACGTCGTGTCTTCCGGAGAACTACCGATAACGGCCCAGGTGCTCTTGAGTTTGAAGGCGACCATCATGCCGCCAACTTTTGCCAGGGCTATGCCGACGTCTCCAGGGGGGTTGGTGTTGGCAGAGCCTGGGTTATCGGAGATAGGTTCGATGTTATCGACGTTGTCGAATCCCCAAGATTCGAACTGATTGGATTGCCATAAGGACGATTGGGACGAGGGGGTCCCCGGAGGAATACCACCGTTGTCGACGCTATCGGTCCAGCCCCAAAGCCTCTCCTGGAAAATCTCCATGTCCCTGAAGGACGGAGGTACGTCACGATGGACGACAAGGGTCTGTCCAGTGTTGCCTAGCGGAGTCCCATTTCCGATTTTGTTGTCGGCTACGTTGTCGTTGAAAGTGGCCGTCCCGTTTGCAACTTGGGCGACCTGAAGCCAGGAGGACGAGGAGCCTCCCATTCGGTATATATTGATGTGTAAAACTTGTGGGTCGGCTGAGGCGGTCGGAAGTGTAAGAGCCGCGAACTGTCCAGCGAACGTGACGGCTCCCAAGAAATCAGTCGGGCTGGATTCTTGTTCGGCGCTGGAGAACGTGTAGCGCCAGTAGTAGTCCCCCGTTAGGTTTCCCCCGCCCGTTTGAACGGGGAAGACTAGGACATTGAGGGGAGCGCCGATTTGCCAGTTGTTTTGGACTAAGGAAGTATCAATCCGAAGAGGTCCTGTCCCCGAGAATCCACCGTTCGTGGGGCCGTAGGACAGATAGCAATTATTCTGGTAGATTTCAAACCGCGCTCTAGTCGGGGGCAATCCTCCAGTTCCTATCGAGAAGAGTAGTGCGGGGGCTCCTGCGGGTACGGCCTTGTAGACGGCCAGTTGGTTGCCCGTCGTCTTGATTGCGAACAGAAGTTTCGGAGTTCCCGTCCCGGTGAAGAACCTCGTAATAGCCAGGACTTGCGAGCAGTTGGGGATGGCACTCGCCAAGGCGGCAGTTCGCCCCTGCCCGGTCGTCAAGGACCCATACGTCCTATTGGGAACGAAGTTCGACATGTCAACGACACTAGCATTAATGGGGCGACTTTGCTCATCCAGCAGAAAGGGGTCGGTCGTGTTGTCGACGCCAACGACCGGACCTATCTGGAGAAGCAGTTGATTATCAGAAAGTTCCGATTGGCGGGTACGACTAGCCATTACCAGCCCCCACGTTGATAGGGTCTTCCGCCTTGGAAACCGTTACGATACGTCCAGGGGTGGGGCCTCTCTCCGAAGTCGCCTTGGAGACCTTGAATCCATTCTCGAACTTCGCTCTCTTCTTCTTTGGCAATCGAGCGTTGGTTGTTGGCGGTGTCGTTGTCTCCGTCGCTTCTATAGGCGAATTCAAGAGCCTTGGCTACGACATAGTCCGTCGCGATGTCGGGGAACAACAGGGTCTCGGACGCTCCATTCGTCAGCGTAACCGGAGAGGGAACATTCCAGATGCGGGCGAGCGGGGTCCCCGATGGGGTGGGGATGATACCCAAGAGCGGCCCTTGGATGTAGTAGCGAGGCCGTTGAAGGCCGTTGTTCGCGGACCATATCGTTTGGGGAATGGGGCCGTCTCCCGAGTTCGTTATCACGGGATAGGTTTGCGGGGTTTGGGCTTCCCATTGGGTGCCCATCGTCGGGGTAAAGGAATCATCGAAGGTATCGGTCTGGGTTCCCTCCATGATGTCGATTGTCGTGGGAACCAAGACTTGCCCACCCACTGTAATGCGAAGGATACGAAGCGGTATCCCAGCCGGAAAGAATGTGTCACTTGACATATCGTAAGTGGCTATCCCGTTTTGTAAGGAAATCAAGTTCGTTGTAGACGGCCATAAGACTCTCTTCACGAGAGCCTTGTGGGCACGGTCAACCCAGTTCAGGAGAAGAGGGTCTGTCCAACGGCCTGTGGAGTTCTGCTCAGCGAGAGCATTACGGAGGGTAGCCAGGACGTATGCGGTGGTGACGTTTGTGGATGCCATACCTCTCCTATTCTAGCCCACCGAGGCGAGGACCTAGGAGGGGACGGCCATTCCTGTTACTGAGATGGTTCCACTAACCCAGTTAGTGATTGTAGCATAGACTCCGACGAGAGGCCCCAGGAAAACGATGGTCTGGAACGGACCCGTTCCATTGACGGTCCAGTTCGCTAAGGTGTCGACGTTCAGTCCTGCGGGAGGAATGTTTTGGGTGCTGAAGGCCAAGCCGGAGTCGATGCTATCTTGGAGGGCGTTTCCAGTTCCACCACTCTGCATTGTCGTCCGAAGCGGTCCACCCCAAAGACGTATGTCGTTGGAGCCGTAGACGTTGATGGTAGCATTGACCGTCGTTCCTTCGGGGTCAAGTTGGAACGTCCAGTGGCTAAAGCCCCGAGCGTCCTTCATCAGCACGACGGGCTGAACGGCACCTCCGATGGTGACGTTCGTTGCGACCTGCTTGAGTAGATACAGGGGCCCTGTATTCGGGACTCGGAGTACCCCTGCGCCACTTGCACGACCCATCGGTTATGCCAGGTCTGTCGCGAAGTTGATTGGTACGCTGATTGAACCCTTGTTGTCCCAGGTCTTGCAGAGCAAGGCTACGGTGACGTTCGCTCCTGAGCCTCCGGCTCCGACCGTGAATCGTAGAGTCAGCCGCGTTCCGCCCAGCCAGATTGCGTCCGGTTGGTCTGGAACGAAGGTCTGTGTAGCGTTGGCAACCTGTACGGCGATGATTTGGTCTGCCGCAAAGATGCTCTGGCCCGCTGTTGCAATCGCATCGTTGAGGGGCGAGACGCCCGTCTCTGCAACGAGTCCTGCGGCTACGTTGAAGGCGAAGGTACCAGCGGCATTGGTGATGGAATCAGCGTTGACCTTGACGGCCAGAATCTTCGTGGAGTAACCCAAGAGATACTGGGCCTGGATAGCCGTACTCGCGATGACTCCGGTCGGTGTAGCGAAGTTGCCAAACTGGAGAGTAAAGGCCGCGTCGTACTGCACCGAATGGGTGTCGTGGCTTTTGTTCTTGGTCTTGCTCGGAACGGTGAGTGCCATTTATGCTCCCAGTGACCCGACTGCTCCACGGAAGTCCGCAGGGCCGTAGGTGCAACAGAACTCTGCCTTCTGGTTGAAGTTGCCCGTACCTGGGTCGCTCCAGGTCGTGGTCTCATTCTGCCATTGGAAGGAGACAATCATCGAGTGGGTATCGGTTTCGAGGTCCTCTCCGCCGTTGGCCGAAGTGACGAACCAAGCCGTCGTAGACGTGAGGTATCGGCAGATGATGAGTTCATACGCTTCGAAGGCCGTGTTGATTCGGTTGTCGTTGCTGTCCGGTGCGTGAGACGAGCCGAGAGTTTCCTCGGCAATCTTCCGCTGTTGCGGAGGAGCAATCATCTTACGCGGGGTGCGGAACGACGGGTTCCCACGGTCGCTGAGAAGGGTCTGGTAGAGAATATCAACTTGGTTGATAGACTCGGGCGAGATGGAAGCCGCGCCCACGAGGTTGGACTGAGTGCCGTATTGGGCAATCGTTCCGCCCCCAAGAGGATGGCTCGAAGAGAAGAGCGGCTGGCCGTCAGCCAGGTTGTACCCGCCTCCGGCGAAGTTCGTGAAGCCGAGGTTCAACATCTGGATGAACAACTCGTCCTTCGTGACCTGTTCCGAGAACGACAGCATGGCTGGCATCTTTCGGATAAGGCCCATCGGGTCTCGACGGAGTCCCTCTTTGGAGATTTTGTACGCAAGAGAGTAGCAGACGAAGTTGTAGGTCGTCGCCAATCCTTCACCCGGGTTATCGAACGCGGGTCCCGCGAACTCAGGGCGAACCGGGAAGAGGCCCAACTCCACGATGGGGAGGAAGGTCATAAATCCACGGCTCTTGTCGTTTCCTACGACCGAGAAGATTCTCGGGTAGAAAGACGGTGCCTTAATCTGGTTCTTGAGATACGTTTTGTTGACAATCTTCGTAGCGGCTTGGAAAAATGTATCTGAGCCGACTACTCCGCTTGCGCCTGCGACGTTAGGCATTAGTTTTTGCTATGCTCCCTATTAGTTTGCCAACACGGCAGGTAAGAACGAACCGTAGACAAGAGACCCGGTATCACCAATCGTACCGACGTTTGCGTTGACGCCGAGGACTTTGCCAGTAATCTGGACGGCCTTCGTTCCGCCACCACCGATGGTCGTAGTCAAGACCCAGAAGCCAGTCGTGGCATCCTTCTTGATGTAGGTGGTCGTGCCGACGAGGTTCGCGGCCCAAGCCTCTACGAGCGAGAAGACGAAGGGTTGCCCGTTATGGCCTTGGATGACGTGGACATCATTGAAGTCGCCTGAGTTAGCAGGCATCGGAGAAGCACCGAACAACGCCGTCTCTGTGATGGCGACGTTACCACCCTGTCCCGTGTAGGGAATATCGAGAGAGCCGTGCTGAGCGATACCGATGATAAAGCCAGATACGGCGGAGGTCCAGTTGACGGCGGCTGTACCGAGAGAGGCTTGCGCGTTGCCCGCGCTATCGAGGGTAGTCAGGTCGCCAGCGGCAGGAGCCACGCCCGTATTCGGGGCGGGGAGTGCGGCAGTCGTAATGCCATAAGGGAAAATGTCGGGCTCTTTGCCCTGACCCGGCATATAAAGTTTGGGAGGTTGGAGGGCGAGAGCGGCCATTTAGAAATCCTCTTTAGCCCCCCCATCCTCTGCGCTAGAGATTAACTCCGTGTTTTTCCAGCGTCCCGGTGGCAAGGCCTTGTGAACCTTGTTCGACCTCCTCTAGGTACGATTCCTCCCTGCGGGCCAACATTCCTAAGCCTGCCTTGGCTGGGTTCGTAAAATACTTCTTCCAGGCCGCCGGGGACACTTCGACGAGTTGGTGCATGAACCAGTAAATCCCGGTGTCCTGGCCCTCATAGGTGATGAGCCCGGCCCCGGCCCCCTCATTGAGGCGGTCTCGATGAACCGGGACATAGATGCCCATTGACTTCTTGGCGGCGTAGTTCTGGCGGTGTCGCATCCCGATGTTGCCCTCGCCCGTGACCGCAGGCCAGGCGTAGTGGAAGCCTGGCTTCGGGTCCTTGAGCAAGCGAGCGATGTTGGGGTGAGGCCGGGTCTGTTCGCGGCCATACTCGTCCTTGTAGACTACGTCGTCCAATTCCATGAACCAGTTGTCTTTGTACTCGTTCCGGATGTCGATGTACTCCTCTGCGGGACGTTGCTTTCCGTAGACGGAGGTGATACGGGGTCCACGCTTCCTTGAGGCTCGTTGGCTCTGCCGGACGGCCTCTTGCTCGACCTCGTAGTCCTTCGGAGGCGGGATATCGAGGGTCTGGGGAGTAGGGTTGGACGCAGGGGTAGCATGAGAGATAGGAACGGGCTGGTCGGCCCCCTTCGGGACAATCGGAGGGTAATCTCCGGGGCCTTTTTGCTTACGAGTACGGGGCATCTAGATTAGTCCTCCGCGATGAGTTCAGCGATTTCATCGTCGGTGAGGTGCGAGCCCTTACCGAGGATGGTAATAAGTTGGGCCATCTGGGAATCTGAGCCTGAGGAGTCTCCTGTGGAGCGTCCGCTCAAGTGCGGAGCCACCCTTCCGGGGATAACGGCCTTTCCCCGTTTCTCCATCGCGGACCTCACGCTCAAGGTCGAGGCGTAGCCAATCGCCGCTTCCCGACAAGCCTGCCGAGTAGCCGTTAGTTGAGCGGGGGTTGCCGTAGCCAGGACTCTAGGGTCATACTGGGACATCAGTTCGTCGAACCGCTTCTCGCCCGCCTGAAAGAGTTTGCCAGTGTAGGGGTCAGACGAGGCTTCTTTCTTGAAGTCCCGCATAGCGGCCTCGGCGACTTGGGCTCCGACAGGGCTGGAAGCGTTGAGGTCCCGCATCTCTTGACGAAGCGAGGTCACGACTTGGGCCAGGGCCCCGTACATGACCTTGCTGGGCGAGCCCGTCTTCATCTGTTGGTCGGTGCTCTCGATGAGGGATTGCATCTGCTCCGGAGTCAGAGACTCTAGGCCAGTGCGGTTTTCCTCAGCCCGGGGTTCCGGGGTAGGTCGGTTGATTTGGGCCCGGGTATTGGCGATTGCCAGCCGGATGTCGTCGGGGTCTAAGCCATCAAGGCCCTTGAACTTTTCCATAGCCGCTTGGGCCGTGGCTAGTTCGGATTGAAGGGACTCTAAAGTGGGCTTAGCGGGGTCTGGAGTCTTGGGTGCTGGGGGAACAATCGGTTCCGGGTCGCCTCCGAGAATCCTCTCGAAGTCAAATTCGTCTGCGGTACCGAGGAGGGAGGGTTCGAGCGCCATGCTAATTCCTCATGTCAGAGTGATATACTCAGACATTCAATGAATGTAGCCCTAATCCTCCTGGCGCTTGCCCAGTTCTTGAATTTCTTTTGGAATGGGAAGAGCGGCTCCGTCGTAGACGGTCTTTAGAATCAGATAGAGAACCTTGGCCTGGGTCTTCAGGGTCTCGGGTTCGGGATTTTTTCCCCACACCAATTCAGAGACTGCGTCCCGGATACGGGGCTTAATCTCTTTTTCGACGAGCCGCTGAAAGCCCCGGCTGTTGGTGAGGCCCTGGTAGTCGGCTATTCGCTCCCGGTCTTCCTGAGTTTGTTCCGCCGTTGCGGGTTTGACGTTAGCCACCTAAGCCTCCCATCCCCCCGGAGGGGTCTCCTCCGGAGGGGTCTCCGCCAGAGGTGGGGTCGGGTGGTTGACCCCCCTGGTTATCGGTCCCGGATGAACCGGAAGTGCCCGGATTGGGCTGACCGTCCTGGGGGGCCATTCCTGCTAATTGCATCTGCGCTTGCTGGGCCTGCTGTTGTTCCATTTGTTTCTGCTTAGCCTGAGCATCCTTCTCGGTTCCGATGAGGTCTTCGACCGAGGGGACATCCATCTGTTCGAGGACCCAACGAGTGACGTTGTATATCTTGGGCATGTCGGTCGCAACCAAGGGGTTGCTAAGCAACATCTTGTAGGCGACGAGACACTCAGAGAGTTTCTGCTGTTTGTCGATGGGGCCGCCCGCGCCATTGATGTCCCAGGTGTAGTCTTCAACGAGGGACTTCTTGGGCAGGATGAAAGTCTCGGGGGCACCTTGCTTGTTGCGGGTCAGAACTTCCTGGTCCTTCGGACCATATTGGATGTTCAGTTCGTTGACGAACTTGACAATCTCCCTGGAGGCGTCTCGGAATCTCTCGGCAATCAGGGCGGTCCGGATGCCGACCTTGAACTGAGAGGCCATGACTTGGGCCTTGGTTTGACGTTGACCAGTTTGCTGAATGTCTTCGGCTCCAGCCAGTTCTTTGGCGTAGCCTGTGAGGAGCCCTTCCTCTTGAATCGAGGACGCAGGCGCGTCCGGCAACTTCAGGATAGATACGTCGTCAGGAGACGAGACCTTCCACTTGGCCGCAGGACCCCACGAATAGTTCCGAGTATCGAGTTTAGCACCTTGCTTCTCAAGGAGCGGCGGCGAAGTGATGAGGTCGGTCCAGTCTCTGCGCTGGTTGTGAATCGCCATAATCTCGTTGGCGAGGCCAGCCAATAGGCCGACGAGGCTGAAGCCGATGACCTTGCCTGGTCTCGGAATCGGAGCCCAATCGAAGAACGGACGCTTGGGGGCCCAATAGGGATAGGCCACTACACCTAGGAGTTCTCGGGAGTTACGAGAGAACCAATAGATGTTCTCTTCCGGCTCATCGTCTTTGTCGAGGTCGAACTGACGAGAGTGGAAGCGGAAGACCTCCAACTGGCCCTTCTGGGGGTTGAGTTCTGAATCGAGGGAGCCTTGCTCTGCGCCGATGTTGATGGAAGACCCTACGTCGATGTCATCGGTCCCATCCTCGGAGAGGTTCCGCTCGGAGCGAGTTTCGGTCGCGTAGGCTATGGCTCGCTTGACGGCATCCTTGTAGAGGATACCGGAGCGAACCATCTTCTTGAGCATGTTCTCGTCGAGCCATTCGCGAACGGCCACGGCCTGGGGCTCGTCGAGATTCTCGGGGTTCCACGCCGGAAACATGTAGAAGTCGCGTAAGCGAACGGGCTTGAGTTCGACGCCGTTCCAGATGTCCTGGTCGATGGAGATGACTTGCTCTTCTTCGAGAGGCGGGACGACGCCCTTCTCATCCGGCGAAGCCGAGCCATCAGGGACGGGAACGCCCCCCTCGTCATTGGTTTGCTGGTAGACGAGTTTGTTGCGCTTGCGAGTCTCTTTCCGCCACAGGACCTGCATGAAGCAAGCGCCGTCAAGGATTCCGGATTGAGCCCAATCGTAATGGGCCTTGTCCCATTTCTTGTCGTTGTATTCTTTGTTGTAGAACTTCTCGACCTGGGGAGCCGATGATAGTGCCGTAGGCGTATTGCCCTGAACGGTGTAGAAGCGGTCCTGGTAGATGACGGTAGAGAGTTCTGCCGTGAGCATCTGAACTTGAGTCTGGACGACAGGAACGTAGATGTTGGCGCATCCCGGCCACGGGAACGCCCGCTCGTCGACTTGACCTTCCCAGAGTTTGTTCCAATCTTGGATTTGCCTGGTCAGACCCTTGCGGTCAGCCTGAGCCGAAATCAAAGAAGAGTAAAGGCTCTCGCCAATCTTGAGGCGCTGAGCCTTAGAGAGTTTGACCTTCGGCGGGTCGAGGTCCGAAGGTGGGACTGGGGTGAGGAGAGATTCTTCCTTAGCCACCCGGCATACCGCCAGGACTCATTCCGCCCATGCCGCCTTGGGGCTGGCCTCCTGCGGCTCCTCCCGGAGGACCTCCACCAGGAGCAGAGGGTGGCTGACCACCCTGCCCGCCTGGGGATTGACCTTGCTGTCCCTGTTGGGACTGAAGCATGTGGAGAACTTGAAGAAGCCGAACCAAAGCCTCGGGGTCCGTCGCTTGAAGATGCTTCAGGTAGAGAACTTGGGTACCTTGCTTCTGCGCGGCCTGGAAGGCTTGGACTAGGGTCTGCGGGTCGTTCACTCCGGGGACGATGGGGTTCTTGGGCTCCTTAGGAGCCTTCCCCTTGCCTTGGGCTCCCGGTTGCGGAAGGGCTGGGCCCACTTACTGACCCATCCTTTTGCCCATAGTTTTTGGGGTGTTCGCGGCCACATGAACAGCCGAGGACTGTCCCATAGACTGGCCCATCCCGCCAGTAGGAGTCTGCTTGGCAGAGACATTCGGGGACTGACCCATCTCCGAACCCATCGAACGCTTGGGTCTAGATTCGCCCGCCAAATTGCGGGCCCGAGAAACTGCTGACATTCTTTGCTCCTTGCGGGGTGCCTAGGCCAACCCAGGACCCACTGGTTTGTTGTGCAGATAGAGATTTCACCCTCTCCGGGTGTCGCTCCTGCCAACTTTGCTCCTGAAAGAACTCGTCGTCGGCCACATCCGTAGCATTTTGAGTAATCTGGTCTTGCTGGGCCAGGGCGTCCAGGATATCAAGTTTGGGCCCCTGGGGGAACTGGTCCAATTCGGCCAGGACGTCTCGGGCTTGGGGCCCCGCCAGTATCCAGACCTGCCGTCTGCGGAAGCGCATCTCTAGGGCCGTCTCGATGCGAGTCGTCTTCCTCATCCTCGAAGAGGGGACGATAGCCTTGAAAGTGGGACAGGGGGCTCCCTTGTCGGCCATGTAGCGTTGGAGTTTGTCGAGCCAGAGCAGGGAGTTGGGAACGTCCTCGATGGAGGCTTCTTCTATCCCGTACTCTGCGATAAGATATGCAACCCGAGAGATAACCTCCGTAGGAGTCCCCTTGAGGCCTTCGGCGACGAGGACGACCCAGTTGCCCTTAACGTCCGTTCCGACGACGGTGAGTCCGTGGTAGGACGTGGCTTCTCCGGGGTGGACGCCTGCGGTGTCCCAGGAGAAGGTTGTTCGGAGTGGGATACGCCCCTCGGGCTGGGTCTTGGGTCTGAGGATTGGTTGCCAGTCATAGTCGAAATCTCCTTCGAACATTTGGATGTAGGACTTCTGGAAGGTCTTGGAGCCCTCTTCGATGGGCTTGTTGTAGTACCAGACCGAGAACTTGTTGGGGCTGAGGTCAATACGCTGTTGCTCGATGAACTCACGGGTCAATCTGTGAGGGAAATAGAGTTCTCCGAATTCGTCTTCGACGGCCTTGATTCGAGTGACCCAAGGAGTTCGGCCTCCAATCTCAGCGGCATTAGCCACGTCTCGTAGGATTTTTCCATAAGAGTCTTGGTAGTGCCATCTTGTTCCAATAAGTAGTAGGGCACCTCCGGGAGCGAGGAGGGGATAGAGGTTTTCAATGTGACCCTTCACCTTCTCCCGCATACGCGGGGATTCGTAATTCTGTTCGTCATGGAGGTCGTCCGCGATAATCCAATCGTAGTGACCCCCGGCCATTCCTTTATCAACGCCAGTCGTGTCAATACTGGGCTCAGGTCTTCCGGCGGAAGTCCTTCGGTTGATGATGATGCCGGACTCAGTCCAGTAAGGAGCGTCCTTAGCCCAGTCTCCGAAGACATCCCTAAAATGCTTATCTTTCTCAATGATGTCCTTGCAACCTCGAAGCAAAACTTTGGACCTGTCCCATGAATGGGAGTCAATCAGGCCAGCGGAGTCCGGGTATTTTTCGAGGAGGAGGAGGGGCAAACCCTTCGAGGCGATGGATGACTTGTAGGAGTATCGAGGTTCGAGTTGCAGACCTCGGCGCTGTACGCCTGTGTCGTCCTCTCGGTAGAGAGGGAAGAACAAGTCTTCGAGCCAGTTGCACATGGCGACATGGGGTAGGACCTGGAGACCGCCGTTCTGCTTTCTGAACTCTAGGCCGTCGTTGCAGAAGACAAAGAGGTTCCTAGACTCTTGGGCCCTCTGGTGAGCCTTCGCCGATTGAAGCCACGAGTTTATCGAAGTCTGGTCCAACTTTGCTCTTCAACCATTCCAGGAGCCCCTTGGCCCCTTCGCCATCAATGCTGATTGCCGCGAGCGCGGCGGCTCTGCCGTTCTCGGCACCCTTCTTGCTTCGCTCAATACGCTCTTCGATTTGTTCAATCTTGATGCCTTTCTGCAAGTCCGAGGCACCCTTCAAGGCGGCACTTACCAGTGCGACCTCGTTCTTCGTAAGGTCGTGGCCGTCTTCGACCCAGTCGTTCGCTTGCTCAAGGAGGCCGTGGACCAGGCGAGTGTAATGCGACTCGATTCCAAGCCAGGCAAGAATACGCTCCCTAATGCTAAGACGGTCCAGAAGTCCGGCAACTGCGTCATGGTTTAAGGCGTCCCTGTATTTTCGTTTGGCTTCTTCGAGGGAACAACCGTAAGCCATCGCGTAGGCCTCAATCTCGGTTCCTCTCCGGGCTCCTCGTCTCGCCCCCGCCACCAGCAATAAATCGAGGGCGCAGACGAACCGTGCCAAATCTGGACTACCTCCATTAGCATAGAAGAAGTCAGACTTGTCGGCGGGCTCGATGGCTCCAAACCAGGCGGCAAACTGTTCATCGGTGAGGGTCTTTCCAGGAACGAGCATCAGTTCTCTTCGTAGATTTCATCGGCTGTCCCGTGAAACTCGCCGTCGTTGTCTTCGTCGGCATCAGCCGCCGGACCTCGCCAAGGTAAAACGACCCATTCGCCGAGGGCGGGGTCGTAGGCTTCGTAAGGTTCCCGTTCTGTGGGACACATTAAATCAGATTACTCCGAGGGGGGGTTCCCTGTCCCGCTTAAAGGGTAGGGATGGACGAGTTTGATTTTGAAGAAGCGGCTGACGATGCCGACGAAGTTACTGGTGACAGTACCCCCGACTGGACATCGCCGCCCTTCCTCATCTAGGTTATGCTCCGAGAGCGGCCTTGATTGTAGCGTCGAGAGTATCGACCTGGGCCTTGAGAGCGCCGACGTTTTGAATCGCGCCCGTTAAGTCAACCGTGCCTCCGCCACCCTTGGCGATATAGGCCGCTACGTCCGTGCTCAGAATCGAAACGCTGGCACTGGCGTCAACGAAGCCCTGGTTGAGTGTGTCGAGTTGTGACATTATTTTTCCCATCCTTCGATAGATTTTTTGGAGTAGAACTTCGTCTGATTCCAGGTCCCACCACATAAGGCCTAGACCTTAGGTGCAGGGGTCACTTGACCTGCCGCGTTTCTCGTGCCCGTATTGTGGGAGCCGTCCGCGTTGGTGAATCCCGCATTTGGGCTACCGTCCGCGTTGGTCTTGCCGGAAGGAGCCGTACCGTACAGACCTTGGTTCAGGGCCACCTGGTAGTTGGCTGGCAGGGATGACCGCAGGTTGTTGATGACCTCAGTCAGCCGAAGCGCAGTCTCCGGGAGGTTGCCGTTGGACATCCGGTCTCTCGCGAAAAGTACATCAAGCGAGATGGCCGCGCAAGCCTTGCAGAGTGTATCGTAGGCCTTGCTAGAGTCCGTGGGGTTGACGAAGCCGAGACCAGCGTTCGGAGTATAGGCCCCACCTGCCGGATAGCCAGGAGAACCTGCGGGAGCAGGAGCCTGAGGACCGGGAACCGAGACTGGGCCTACGTTACCACGAGGGTCGCCTGCGGGGTAATTCTGGGAGGTACCCTGGCCGGGATTGTAGGAAGGGCCAGCGACGGTCGAACCCGGGACGGGGGCTTCGGTGATGGTGCCATCGGCGTTGATAACTGTTGACATGAGAGGGCCTTTCTATAGAAAAGGAGTGTCGACTCGGGTGTCTTCGCGAAGCGAGAGGCTTAGCCCTTTAAGGGGCCACCGAAGGTAGCCAGCCCCAGCAGGCCGACTAGGACATAGAAGACCACGGTGTTGAGCCAGTAGGAGCGGGAACTGGGGTCGCTGACGGCACGATATCCACCAAAGAGGATGCTCAAGACGTAGATGGCCCAGAACCAAACTTGGAGAGTCATTCGTTTTTCCTTATCTAGTGGTGAGAGGGGCCGACATGGACCCCGCCCCCGGACATCGCGATAACGAAGCCAAGGAGCGCAACGAGTAGGTCCATACTATTACAGAGGGTTAATCGGAATCGGACCGATTGAGACGTGCGCGCCCTCGATGTAGGTATTGAACGGGGGGATGCTCACGGCCTGGTGCGCCTTGATGGCCGCGAGAGCCGCGCCGATTTGGCCCACGAAGGCCAGAGCAATCGAGACGGCGGTGAAGAAGTTGTTCATGGGTTCTCCTGACTTGCAAGTGAGGGGATTTTGCCCCTATAAGTATGTCTTCTACGCCCAGGGGGGCTGGCCCTTTTTAGGCGTAGAGGACGTTATGGTGGATATGGTCCCCGCCGTTATCGTGGAAGGCGACCGGGAAGGGAGGGTTCTCGGGGTAGGGTGTCCATAGAAGTCCCAGGGCCTTGAGGTTGCCTGGGGTGTAGGCTGAGCCAGCCAGCCCGACGTTCCTAAGCCTAGGGAACTTGCCGAGGTGGGCCAGGTAGGGGGCGATGTCATCGAGCCAGCCGCCTCCAGTTGCGAGGTTCTTGGGCCAGCCGTCGAAGGCTAGGCCAGCCGAATGCTCGGTCGGCCCGTCGTAGTGGTGGTCGGAGTTGATGGCTGTGAAGCCTATCGTGAAGCCCCCGGCGTTGAGGTATTGGATGAGGGCAATCAGTTCCGAGTTGGTCTTGGCCGGGTCGAGAAGGTCGCACCTCTGGGAGGAGGTCAACACGTTGAGGGGGCTCTCGACGATTTCGAGACGGGCGTCCATGCTCATGCTAAGCGTCCTTCTTCCAATCCATCTCTCCAGCGGGCAGAACGACGAGGGGTTCCCCCCCGGTCTTCATGGATTCCATCTTGGCGAAGATTGAAGTCAGCAACTGGGCTATCTCGTGGGAGAGTTTCTTGGAGGCCTTCTCTGAGCCAGCGTGGGTGTAGGCCAGGCGGGCGAGGGGCTTCTGGGCTTGACCTTCCTTCTCGTAGACGAAGTAGAGGGCCAGTGAGCCGCTCTCGCCTTCGTCGGCGAAGGGGTCTTCGGGCGCGAAGGGGTCCTCGACTGGTTCGACGGGCTGAGGTTCTGTGGCCTTCTTGGCTTTGGGCTTGGTCACGATACTACTTCTCCTGTGTTGCGGACGACCTGGCGGGCTCGGTCGTCATAGAGGACGAACATCTTTTTGTCTTTCACGTTAGTTACGGGCAGGCTCCGGCCAAAGTGCCGAAGGCAAAACTCCTTGACCTCAGCCACCTGCGTAGAATCTTTTCCCATATCCATTCGAGCAGTGAATATCCGAACGTCCGCGCCCTGGTCCAGCCAGCGCCGAACCTTCTTGACCATAGGGAAGATGGGTTCTCCGTTGTCGGAGCGAGCGAGAGTGGCATCGAAGTCTACTCCTATCCAGCCTTCTTCTCTAGGCACTGATAACCCGGAAGAGTGCCCAGAGGACGGCCCCAACAATGAGGGAGGGGACCCATCCAATCTGCCCACAAATCTTGATAACGATAGTCAATGCGACCACAGTGAGGATGCCCCAGGCGACGAGGGTCCAGGCTTGTTCGCGTTGGTAGGCTCGGTACTGACGCCCCTTCACTTGCCGACTCCGAGAATCCGGAGACGTTGCTCCGGGGTGCTTCCGTGGAAGGGAGGGAGGCCCAGGACGATTTTGTAGGTCGAGTAGATGGACTGAGCCAGCATCCGGCAAGTCTTGTCGAGGTCGGTCGGCTTGATGTCTTTTCCCCAAGTGACGCTCAACTCCATCGAGGCTCCCTTCGTTCCGAGGATTGTGGGGCCGTCGAAGACCAGGTTGACGGTGGCTTTCCCGGCCATCAACTCGGGGCCTTTGGGGGACGCGACGCCGGGACCGCAGGCTACGTCAGGCATTCTCGTCTCCGTGAGTGCAGTCGGGGCACTCTAGTTTGAGGTCTACCCCATGAGGGCAGGTCGGTGGTTCTACTCTCACCCAGATATCCTTTTCATTGAAGATTAGGTACTCTTTGTCGTCGTCGGCGAAGTCGAACGGAAGTCCGGAGTATCGGGAGAAGATGACCCAGTCATCGACCTGGATGTCCTCGCGGACGCCGTGTCCGACGAGGGCTACGATGCCTTTGACGTGAGGCTTCTTCTCGTTCTTGTTGACGTAGATGCCGCCCTTGGTGCCTCCGACAGGGAGGATTTCTAGGACGACTCTACCCGGCCAGGCTGGCTTCATCTATCCCTACGATTTCCTTAACGTCGAGGATGAGGGTCTTGGAGTCACCCTCGACCAAGCCCATGCCAACGCCCTTCTGGAAGAAGACCACGTCGCCATCGGCGAAGGGCATCGGGTCGCGGGTACCATCCTCCCGAAGTTCCCCTAGGCCAACAGCCATAACGGTTCCCCGAGAGGAGGCCTTCTCTACTGCGTAATCGGGGATGTAGATTCCTCCCGTAGATTTATCCGCAGGGGGGTCGGACCGAACGACGACCCGGCTCCCGTAGGGGATGTAGGTGTTAGCCAATGGTTTCTTTCTTTCGGTCCTCGATGAGGACGACGTGTCCGGTCGTGGCGCGGTGCTCCTTGGTGTTGTCGGCGACGCGGGCCAGTTCAACGGACCAGGGCTCTTTCCAGCCGCAGGCTGGGTCTTGGCAGGTGGAGGCTGAGAACCATATGGATGACATTAGTCGTCTCGTTCTTCTAGCATACGGTCGTATGCTGGCTTGGCTATGATTAAGGGTTCGAAGAAGTCATCGGAGATGTCCCAGTCGGGGTCGTCGATGTCCCAGTCGAAGTCATCGGTCGGAGGGGGCGGGGTTTCCGGCGAAGCCGGGGGGAGGGGCTTAGCCAAAGTTGCGGACCTCCTGCGGGACGGCTTCTCCTTTGGCGCGAATCGCCTGGAGGAGCCTATCGAGTTTCTCGCCTTGGTCGGCATAGAACTCGTACTGAGCGGAGATGGAGCGGCCAGCCTCGGTCGCCCTCTGGATGACTCGGTTGTCGAGCGTGGCCGGGAACCGGAGGGAGCGGGCGACTCGGAGTTTGCCTTTAGCCATTGGGGGTCTCCTTGGAACGGCCATACTTCTTAGCCATAGCGGCCCATTCTGTGTCGGTCATTCGCAGCGAGACGGGGGCATCGTCGTGGAAGGTCATACACTTGATATGGACAACTCCCCCTTCGAGGGGGTTATAGGGAGAGTAGAACGCTCCGCAAAACTCCTGGAGCCAGCGGTGGAATACGTCGGGGAGTATGGGGCCATCGGCCTCGACTTCAATCGTGGCTCGCATTGAACGTCCTCGTCTTCTCGACCTCAAGGGAAAGCGCCCACTCGACGGCTTTGAGGACGAACTTCGTCCGGCTGTAGCCGAGTTCTGCGGCTTTGCGGGTGACGGCATCATCGAGGGCTTGAGGAGCGTCGATGGACCATCTGGCTTTAGGTGATGTCATGGCCTCTTGCTTCGTGGGATGCTATCCGAATATCCTGCAACTGAAGTATAGCACACGTCGCCGCAGGCGTCAAGTCGGGCCGAAGGCCGCAACGAGACGAGCGTTCAGTCGGGAGAACGCTTGGCTTATCAAGCATTGGTTCCGCGTAGCGGTACGAGGTTTGCCCGACCCAATTTTTTACGCACAGTCGATATGGGGCCCCTCCCCGCGACGCGCACGGCGCGGACGCCCATCCCCCCCTCCCGCGCGCGGGCAAAGGAAAAGCCAAGGTCCCGGGGGGTGTCCCGAGACCCTGGCAGGGTCAGACTCGCCTTTCGGCGTCGACGATGGGTAGGGGGAGCCTACTTGCTCCCCTTGCCTCCTGTCTTCGGTGCGATAATCGCCAGGTGCTTGACAGGGCAGACGGCGTCGCCATCGGCGACCTGCAGGACCGCACCAACCGCCGTCTTGTCCTCTTGAAGCGCCAAGCATTGGGCCTCCAAGACCCGGTTGGCGTTTTGGCTGATAGCCAGCGTGACCAACTTACCGTCGATTGTGACATCGAGGAACCATTGGGGTCCGAATCGGGTCTTCTCCATGAGCCGAATCCCGGTGAACGTGAGGTCAATTCCCTTCGCTTCGCTCCAACGAACGAACGGCGGGAGGTCACCCTTTGCCTTGGCAACCGGGGCTGTTGCGTAAATGCTTGTGAAAGCGTTCTGAATCGACATGGTTAGTCTTGCCTTTCATGCTCCGTCTAGGAGCGGCGTGTCGCCGTTTTTCGTTCGGTCGACGCCGTCATCTTAGCACGTTTGCCGGGCGGCTGTATATGGGTCTTTGGTCCTAATTTTTATAGGACTTTTGGCCCCGGGCCGGCCCTGTTCCGTTTTGCGGGACCAGCCGGCGCCTATCTCTCCCTCAGTCTGCCCCAAGCACACAAGCACAAACAGACACAGTCTGCCTCACAAAATTACCCTGATTTCCGGGATTGCACCTAATTCTTTAAGTGTGAGATAATTGAGGCAGTTCTAAACACCCCAAGTCATCAAGGAGAAACCCAATGAGTATGCGAGGGGAGCGGCACAAACGAACCATGCGTCTCGCCCCTCGTGAAGTTCGAGGGTGCCGGGAGCACTCAGTCGGTTGCCTGTGCATAGAGTTCGAGCGAGCAGACTCATGGAGACGCTTCCAGCAAGTGCTGGACATCGTGGACAATCCACGCATCCCGTCTCTCGCCGCTCTTGCACAGATACGCACTATCATCTTAGCAGAGGAATAACCCAATGACTCGAAACCTGACTCCGGCTTCGCCGTACAGCAACCCGGGGTTGATGCTCAACAGCCCCGTAGTCCACCTCGTCAGAACCCAGGATGCTCGGGATGCCATGCTCTTGGCGTGGACGAAACGCGAAGAGCAGTACAACCGCAAGAGAACAGGAGCGTGGTAATCATGGACGACTCTACACGGTTCTACCTCACCGAAGCAGGCGAGGCCCACATCGAAGAGATGGCGAGCCAATGCGCCTACTGCGGAGAGGCCATCGGCAACCACACCAATCCCTGTTACCCCGTCCACCAAGTCGGACTGGAGGGCATCTAGATGCCCCGTGGAGACGCCGAGGAATACTACGATGCCTTCGGCCCTACAACCATCACAGAGAAGGCCCGAATCGTCGTGGCCTGTGCGTGGGACAAGGTAGCCCCTCCTACGGAGTCCTATCCGGTCTTCGGTGGCAATCCTATCGAGGACCTAATCCCGATGGACCTCAACTTCGTCTTCCCAGGGGAGGTACGCTGATGCCCTGCCATGACCTAACCTACAACGCCTGGGCCCTTGGCTTCTTCTGCGGGATGGCCTTCGTAGCACTGCTCGTGTTCCTCTGCTTGGCAGGGGGCCACAGCCCCGACGATTGGGAGGACTACGATGATGATTGACGCCCAACTCATCACGGACCTGATGGCTCAGCATGAGAAGGGGCGGCCTGCCATTCTCATCCTCGACGACATCAAGGCCATTCTCACTCACGTTCAGTCCGAGGACGTGCGTGACCATCTGGAGACAATGCCCCATTCCATCGGCGCTGTAGATGAATCCTGGAAGGACGTATAGCCATGAAGCAACGTACCAAGACCCACGAGAAACTGGTCTCAGGATTCACCGAAGCCGAGTGGAAGGGCCACGCCAAGTTCTACGGCCTCGACATTCCGGCCCCCTACACCAAGACGTGCTTGGTCGAGACGACCTACACCTGCAACAACTGCGGTTGGGTCATCATCTACTCAGCCGCCGTCGATGCTGAGAAGTCTTGCCCTGGGTGCGCCCACCGCCCCTCGCACTCCCTCCGGGGAGTCTTTGGGGTTGACCGAGGACGCATCCTCGGTCGGATTCGGTCGCTAGGTGCGAAGACGGCCCACGCCATTCGGCGAGCCGAGGTGGCTCAATGAGCCAATGGGCGTTCTACTCAGGCTGTGCGTTTACCGCCTCTATCTACTTTGCCTTCACACACCAAGACTTCCAGTTCTGTGTGTTTGCTGGCTACGGGTTCGGTTGGGGTATATGGTATTACCTCGACCGTATCGCGAAAGCGGTGGAGAGACGATGAAGTACATCCTCCTGATTCGAGACGAGTTCGGCAACGAGACTACGGTGCAGAACGACCTCCAGAAATGGCTGGTCGAGAACAGACTCCGGCTCATCTCACTTCGGAAGAGCCTACAAGGAGCGTTAGCCCACGCCAAGGAGATAACCAAAGATATCTCCGACTGGTAAGTCGTCCTGGCCTTGGCCCGGGGGCTCCGCCGCTGGCGTCCCCCTTCTAAACAACATACCCATCGCCCCTGTTTGGAGCCCCCAAACCCGCCAATCAATCTATTCATGGACCTACACACCTTACCACCTCTCCCACAAAATCATCTACGACGAGCCCGAGCCTCCGCAGGAGGACGAGGATGGCAACCTCGTCGACCCTCCTGTCTTCCTCGAACAAGACAACGTGTGTTGGTATCTAGGGAGCGACGGTCTGAAGCGAGTTCCAGCAGACAAGCCGTTCGAATGGGTTGCGTATGGCTACAGATACGGACAGACTGCCGAAAAAACGATTTTTGTTGACAGCGCGGAAAAAAAATGCGATAATATCTGGGACGCCGCAAATGCGGCGGGAAGGAGCGAGCACCACATGACCGACCAACAGAAAGCAAACGTCGAGAAACTGGTCTTCTTGTCCAAGAATCTCGATTCATTCTGCAAACTCTACAACTTCAGCACCCAGGCAAACTACCGCGTTGCGGCTGGAAGCAGTTCAGGTCCTGGTGTTGTCGGAGACCTTTACGGTCTCGCGGCTATCACCGGGATGTTCAACGGTGAGGGACTTTGGGCAGTCAAAATCCCTTACGACAGAGAGAAGAGCACCCGTTTCCAAGCCTACGTCTCGGGCACCCCGAAGGGCAAGGCCCTGCCCGACTCCGAGGTAACAGCCCTCCTACAGAAGATTTTCGGGAAGCCGAACCCCGAGTACGACGACGACCCCTACGAACTCTCCGTTCACGGAGACATCGAGAACCAAGTCAAAGTGCTTCAGACCTTCTTGTCGGAGAACCAATCGCCCCGTTACAAAGTCCAATGGCAGATGACGGGGACCTGCTACGTCAAGGACGTGGACTCTCAGGAAGACGCCATCGACTATCTCAATCGCTTGGGATATCGAGACGTGATTCAACTGACGCGAGACAAGGGCGGCACCCTTGAATCGAAGCAGTACCTCTCTGTCGAGTTGGACCGCACGAAGAAGGCCCTGAAGGACAGTGTGACCGACAAAGCCGAGAAGACCAAAAGGCCGGAGCGCGTCTGGCTCGACTCGACGGAAATCTTCGTCAGCCGAGACGGCCATTACATCCGCAAAGTCACAGGTGAAGTCGTCGAAACCCAGACGAACCCGACCACAGGTATGAGCCAGTGGTGTGTCGCCCAGACTCTGCTCGACCGCTACAAACTGTGCTTCGGCACGAGTGCCCGACAGTACAAGCATGAAGACCCCGCCTACGGTTGGGGTGCCCTCGAAACTGCCCGGCTGTTCCCCATCGACGCTCAACTCGTGGACTACACCAGCGATTGGGGCGGCATCGAATGGCGTAACTTCGACGGCAAGGTCGTCGACGACTTGGGCAACCCCATCGTCCCGACGAGGGATACGTTCTAATGCCAAAACAACCGACATTCCGCCTCGTCAAGAAGACTCGCAAGGACATCGGCGGAACCGAATGGGGCTGGCTCTCTCCTCAGGGCGAACTCTGGTTCGTCCCATCAAGCGGAGGTCAGCACGACGTAGTCGCCCTCAAGATATGCGAGATGTTTCGCATAGCATCCTCGACCGTCATGGAGAAGATGGGCTGGATTCGAGTCGACAAAGCCGATATCCGTGCTCTGCATATCTGCGGCAATCGGTACTGCATGACTCAGGCTCAGCATGACTTCCTCAAGACGGTCTATGCTCGTCTGGAGTACAGCGAGACGGATACGACCGCCGATGGCAAAAAGGTCGTGAAGCACCGAAGAGTGTTTCGCGACCTCGTCGCCCAAGCCGACATCCGAGACACCGATTCCAACGAGTGCGAAGAGAAGGGACAGGGAGTCTTGGTTACTGCGTACATGGAGCCGAGTGACCTCGGTTGGAAAGTGAGAGCATCAGTATGATAGTCTTACTCGTTGACGACCGCGAAGACCGGATGAAGCGCATGAAGGCGGCTCGTCCGGACGACGAGGTCGTGTGGGCTTCGACCCCGGTCGATGCCATCATCCTCCTAGGTCAGTCCGTCACCGACACCTCCGAAGCCGGAGCCCGGCCATTCTTCGAGGAGATATGGCTCGACTTCCACATGGGCTTCAAGGACGTGAACGGCGATTATGTCGCGCATGCCCTGGGGTGCCTCGGCAAATACTACCACGAAACTCCGGTCCATCTACATTCGACGACGAAGGGAGCCGCCGCGAAGATGCAATTCGTCTTGGCGATGGCAGACTTCGAGGACACCAAGGTCAAGTGCTTCGAGGACTTCTATCCGACTCCGGTTGTCGCGGCTTGGCAACCGACGCTCTTCAAGGTCGGTCGGGGCTCCATCAAACTGGCGACATGGGGAAGCAAGGCTCTCAAGCCTGGCTACATCATGCTTCCGGACGATGTAGTCGAATGGGACGGCCCTGAAGACCAAGAGCCAGGTCTGGAGTCCTGGAGACTTCCGGTCTCTGCGAGACCTCAGCCTTCTTCCTCCGGAGGAGGGCAGTTGCTTCGGCTTCATTCGGAGCGCCTGGACAATCCGCTTCTCGATGACGGAGCCTGGGAGCGTTCCGGTATGGGCGACCACCATCGGGACCCGGCCATCGGGTACCCCTACCATCTGCATCAGCACGAAGGAGATTGAACCAGCCTCTCACAGAGGGCACCCCTTCCTTCCCCTTTCGGGAAGGGGTGTAATGTGCCAGCGTCCGGTCCCAAGTCCGGAGCATGACCCATTCCCCCCTCCGGGGTTTCGGAGGTAGTCTCATGGAAAGGTACCTATCCATTATGTGTAAGGCAGCAGGGACTTTCGAGTCCAACTACAACGGCGGCGGAACGCCCGCCGAAGGCGACATCGTCATCGAGAAGAAGGGGCGCACCATCGACTCCGTCAACGGGCGTCCCGTCAACGGCCCGCAGGAAGTCACCTGCATCTCGAAGACGGACGGTTCGCTCCGCTTCAAGGGGCACAACGGCTCCAAGTTCGACGCGTCGGACTACAAGGTCCAGCCGAAGGCCGACTCCTCGAACGGTGACTCGGCGAAGTACGCCAAGTTGGTCGCTGGTCTGAAGGCGTTGGTCGCCTCTCTCTAGGTCTCGCTCCAGACCCCTAGGTCCTCCCGGCTAGGCTCAGCCAAACGTCAAGCCTCTTGCCTCTCCTCTGGAGGGGCAGGGGGCTGGAGGATTCATCTTCGATGCATCACAAGTGCATATCAATCATCGATACCGACCGGGTATTCATCACCTGCTCGTGCGAGTGGAGAGCAACCGTACTCACGATGGAGGACGCAGTCAATACCTTTGCTGAGCATTATCTGTTGGCTTATGAGTAGTCACGTCGAGTACTACGATTGGGACGACAACGAGTTCAACTGCCGTCGATGCGGTCGCAAGCGCGTCATTGACATAGATTAGGAGCACCGACATGCCACCACCTGATGACATGGAAGAGATGCGAGAACTCGTCCTCGATGCCGAGACAGACTTTCTCGCGGACTACATCGACAAATTGCCCGAAGAAGAAATCGTCCGTAGATTCTTCGCCTACGGACTCGACCAAGAAGAAGAACAAGAGGCCTCGGAAGAGGAAGACGCCTTAGGCGAGGAGACCGAACCAAGTGACTAGGGCCGAGTATCGGGCCATCGCTCAGGCAATCAAGAACGTCCCCTCTGTCGAGGTGATGCAGAGGATGTACCGAGTAGCCCTCGTCAATCACCTTTGCGCTCTCTTTGCAGAGCGCGACCCCAAGTTCAGCCCTACGGTCTTCCGTAGGAACAGCCTTAATGGAGGTAGGCTTTGAGATTCCCCATGAGCGCTTACGACAAACCCCTCAAGCCTTCGGTCCGCTTCGGTCAGATGGAGATGGGCTGGCTCGCCCCTGATGGTCGCTACTACAGGGTCGACCCGCCCTTCCGCAAAGGAGGCAACGGCCACGAGTTTAAGGCATACCACATCTGCACCCAAATCAAGGCGTCCGGCTCTGTCCTGCTGGAGAAGTGGGGCTGGATACGAGTAGACCTCAAGGACTACGACATCCGATGTTCGCACATCTGCGGCCAGTCTTGCATCACTCCTCAGCAGAAAGCAACCCTAGTGAAGATGCGAGACCGAGAGAAGAACACGAACCGACAGAACAAGTACAACGTCTTCCTCAAGGGGGCCGCCGTCCGTAAGAAGGATTGCGACCGCTCAATCGGAGGAGGCTTCGAGGCCATCCATCCTGGGACAGGCGTTACCTACTGGGTGTACGAGTAATGCCTACCTCCGTCTACGAGACCCCCATAGACTCGGACGTATACCAATGCGAGCGTCCCAAATGCAAGAACCCCGCAACTCTCAAACGGTCGTACCTCAAGAGCACAATCTTCATGTTTTTGTGTGAGGAATGTGCCCATCCGGTGCCGAAAGGAACCAAGTGAACCTAGAGACCCAGGGCTTGACGGCTGACCAGATTCGTGGTATCATGGCCGTGATAATCCCCTTGTACCTAATCGTTGCCGCTAGAAATGCGGTCATAGCAAGAAAGAAGCACTAAATGAAAAAGAGAACCGTCATTCGGGCTGTCGCTGAAGCCCTCGTAGTCATGGCGATGGTAGCCTCGTGGCATACCGTCGTCCAGGCCGCGCCTCTTCCGGCTGTCGATTGCGACATCGACGCCAACACAGGCATCACAACCATCGTCAACAACTCGGCTTCGCCGATAGGCCGCATCGCCCCGATGTCCGTTCACGTTGTCCCGAAAGCACAACTCGCGAACTGGCTGCTTCTGTCAGGCGTCCGATGCGAGGACCTCGACACGGCTGAGGGCACGCTCCCTGCTACGCAGGCAATCCAGATGGATGCTCCGACAACGCTGGCGACGGCTCCTTCGGCGAAGCCGAACGAACGAGGACCCAATTTCCAGTTGGGCTTGCTCTCCAGATTCAACGCTACAGCGACATACAACGTAGCCCTCTTCGGAGGTCTACGAGCAGGCGTCGGCATCGCCGGAGATGAACGCTTCTCCGGTCATTCGGAGACCTCTCGGGTCCGTCACGATGATTCGGCTCTGCCGTATCTACAGACCCTTCCGGTCGCTACACTCTCCTTTCCCATCTCGCATACAGGGCTGAACGCCCAGGCTGGATGGCTCTACAAGACCGAGACGTTCCAGAAGCCAGGCTTCGGCAAACTGGGATACGGCGTCTCCGCGACGATACACTTCTAATGCGCGGCCCAGGATTGTACGTCCTCATCGCAGTCCTCTGCGTGATGGCCGCCTTCCTGGTCGGTGTGAGGGTGGGGGCTTATCCAAGCCTCCACCAGTCTCCGCCGAAGGCGCAGAAGGTCGATAACTCTGGTCGCATCTGCACAGAGGACAAGTATTACGATGTGAAGACCGGAGCCCGGTACGACGCAAACGTCTGCGTCAAGCAAATCTCTCCTCCCCGAGGGGTAGGGAAAATCGAGATAGTCAAATGACCACCTTCGGTGATGGCGATTACATCACAGGAACGGGACAAGTGCTGTACGGAGTTCATTCCCCTCTGCTCTGCGCAGAGCGGACCTGCGTGATTCACGCACCGAGCCTCCATCGCTTAGCGAACTTCCCAACGAACTGGAGAGAGGACCGTCAAATCATGGAGCGAATCTGCGGTCATGGCGTCGGACATCCTGACCCAGATGACGCGGCATACCGTGCTTCGCAAGGCGACCACGACACTCAGCATGGATGCGACGGATGTTGCTCCAACGCTCTTCGAGAGAACTCGCCGGGGACCGGAGGAAGAACCAGATGACTACAAGGCTTGACCCCACGGCGCTCCAAGCGGCCGTCAATGTTCTTGAACATGATGTGGACCCGTGCGACATTGGGTCAGTAGACGATACTGCTCAACGAATGGTAGAAGCCTATCTCTCCGCCTTGCCGAAGCCCGACCAAGAGAGCAGAGAGCGGGCGGCAACCGCTGCGAGTGAGGCATGGTGCGATAAATACTACCTGCCGAACGGCGACTCTAACGACGACGTATGGGGTGCGGTCGTGGACGCCGTTCTTGCTGTCGTTCAGGGCCGTACCCAGGAGGACGACAAATGAACGGCAAGCCGGGATACGGCCTCTGCCCCGGTTGTCGCGAGTGGGGCACGATAACGGACGGCCACCACCTCTGCCGCGAATGTGAAGGCTACAAACCCAAGGCCCCGGTCCTACCCCATGAGTAAGCCGACACGCGAGACTTGCCGTATTTGTCACGGTAGCGGATGGATGCGCGACCAGAGTTTTTGGCGTTGGGTTATCTTGGCCGACCAAGACAAGGTGTGCCCGTCTTGCAATGGACGCGGATGGCACTTTATCGAGGCCCCGGTCCTACCCCATGAGGAGAGCAGTAAATGACTTGGACGGAATTAGCAATCGCGGCTGGTGCGTCATGTTCTGAAGAAGCGGACGCCTTGCTTTGGAGCGGAACCGCGTTCCCATTCGCGCCCGCGAAAACTATCTGGAAGCAGTTACGCCACGTCATCCGGCACAAGATATGCTTCGATGACCCATTCGCGAATTGCGGGGTCCTACCCGAAAAGGACGGCGAGAAATGAGCATCCACCAAAAACGCACTTTCATACGCAGGCCCGAGCCGACCGACCAGGGCACCACCGACTCCCCAAAGCGTCCGAGAGGCGTTGGCGGTATTCAACTCAACGAGGAACCGGACTTGGAGCCTTCGTCGGGGCGGGGGGACCTCGAAAACCGCGTCACGTTTTGGATTGGACATCACCTCGCCTACAAAAACCTCGACCTGCAAGACACGCTCTATAAAGTCCGCGACGCTCTCTCCTCTGACGCGCAACGGATCGCGGAGTTGGAAGCCGAGATTAAACACGCCGATGATTGGTACGGCGGGCACTACGACACGTTGCTTGCCGAGCGTGACGCTTTACAGGAAAAGAACGCCTCTTGCGCCAGGTCGTTAAGGCACGTTCTTGAAACGCAGGGCGCTTCCCTCGAAGAGGTCCGCGCCATCCTGGACCGCCCCTAGTTATGGAACATGAAGAGGGCACCGCCGTCCTTCGGTAGGACATACGAGGGATTCCAGGTCGGGCAGGCCGCAGGCACATTCCCGTAGGGATGAGGGGCCGACGCCGTTGAACACATAGAGCCGCCAGCGCCAGTGCCGTCTCCGAAGTTGATGACTGCTCCCGTCTGTCCGTTGGCCGTTCCGTCGAAGAATGAATGGTCGGTTCCGATAGGAGCGGGCGTAGCCGGAGTGCTTCCCGAGTAATACGGGGGATTGCACTGAGGCTGAGTGCTTCCGTTCGTGATGATTTGGTTGCAGTCGACGATATGGGCGTAGGTCTGTCCGAAGGAGAGCCCGACAATCGTCTGGTTTTGGTCCGTCAGATTTATCAGGAAGCCACAAGGCCCGATGATGACTCCGAAGTATGAGCACGAGGAATACTCGACGAGGTCGAGCGGGGCCGGATTGCCTTGAATGTCGGTGCCGCATCGGACGACGAACTCGGCTCCTCCGCCCGAGGCTCCTCCGGCTGAAGGACAGAAGGACCCATTTCCTTGGTATGTCGGGTAAACGCCGCCTTCGGTGAAGGCTACACGGACGCCCGCCAGGGGGGCACTGAGGGCTACGAGGCCATTCTCGGGATGGACTTCGGCGGTGTTGTTGCCGCCGCAGAGGACACAATTCTGGGAGCCGTCGTAGAGGTCGTCTCCGAACACGCAGTATTGAAAGAGGTCTCCGCAGGCGACCTGGTAGGCCGCTTCGACGTAGACTCTCCAGTCTTCGTGGTCGCCGATAGTGTTGCGGTCATACGATTCGAGAATCGTAGCCTTGCCGAGGGCCGCCATGTCGGACACACAATTTATTGCTTGGGGAGCGGTGTCGATGTTGGCTCCGCGTTTGGAAGAGCCTGACGCAGGCTGAGCAAAGTGTAGGAAGACGCCTTCGATGCCTCCTCCCATGACGTTTGATGGACCGACCATTGTGGTCGAACATGTGACGCCGTGACCCGTGGTGTTGTCGGTCGGCGACGACAGCGAGATAGGCGTATTGTCGAGAAGGGTAGAAATGCCGTTATACCACACATAAAACGGGGCTATGGTTCCAGAACCCAAGGGGCAACAACTTTTGGCGTGTGCCCACACCGACATAAAGGCCGCTGAGTCGGCCTCGACTCCCGGGAAGCATCCGGTGTAGCCGTCAAAGCCATACATCGTAGGGTCGAGTTCCATCGAAGCCGGAGGTCCGCTGGCAGGGAACAAGCCGCCGCCCCCACCGCGACCGTTTCCGCAAGAGAATTGGTCCTCGTAAATCGAGTAGTAACAATCGGGCGTCAAGGCTCCGGTCGTCGAGACGAGGGTACAGCCGACTCCGTTGATGGGCGATGGCGTCGGGGCCTCACCGGGAGCAGGAGTGTTAGTCCATTTGTAGTTTGCGGCCAGGATGCCCCCGTCGTTGAGGAGGGTTCCCCAACGCAGTTGCGCCGAATAGAAGACGTAGGGAGTCCGATTGAGGACGAGTTGTTCGAGGTCGGGGTGCTCGATTGCGCCGTCGCTCGTCCGAGTACAGTTTGAGCCTGCGGCGTTTCCGGTTCCGTTTCGGTTGCTCGAAGAGGGAGTCGGCGTCGGGGGCGACGGATGGAGCGACGGGTCGTGCTGGAACATATTGAGGCCCGTGAAGGTCGAGTCGCCTTGGGTCGCGGCAACGTCATAGTTGTCCATCCGAGGATGGTCGTTGCGGTTGACGCCCGTACAGCCTACGTCGACGTAGTCTGCGCCTAGAGCCAGGTTGGTGTAGTATTGAGCCCAGCATCCGGCCTTGCCGATGCGCCCGACCGCATGAGCCCAGGACTTTTCGGAGTTCGCCGCGTCCGTGACGTTCATAGCGGCACTGTCGTCTCGGCAGAGCACGAAGAACTTGTTCATGGTGGCATCTTGCATGGTCTTTGAGCCGGACTTACCCCATGAAGTTTGCATGGGGGGCACAAAAGGCGCACACGTCTGAGTGATAGAGGGGGCAGTCAGGCCCGATTGAGTGAAGACCCCTCCGGAGTAAGTACAAGGAAGTCCCGGAGAAGCCGCAGGCGGGCTCGGAGCCGGAGGCGGAGAAACGGAACACACAATGACGCCTTGAGCGTTTGAATAGCAGGACGAAGACCCTCGATTGCTCCAAGGGTCAGAGCCACACCCAAAGGCCATGATGCCAGCGAAGAGGACCGAGGCTACGAAGAGGCTAACAACGCTTCGCATTTAGGCTCCGTTTCCCAAGAAGCAACCCGCGTCAAACGTATCGTTGATGGCCGCTCCTGCGATGCTAAAGGTGACTTGGGTCGTGCTGTTGATGACGACGTGCCATCCGGTGATGTTGGTCGTTTCGTCCTGGATATGACAGAGCGGAGCGTTCGTGAACGCTTGCAAGAAGTTCACTTGAAGAGTCGTGAGGGCGTTCGTGGACGTGGTCACATGGACCGCTTCAGGGACTCCAGTAGCACACACACCAGCCGCGAGGGTTACTGCACAAGTGAAGTTGGCAGGTTGATGCAGGTGGCCGCCGCAAGTGTTGGAGGCTCCGCAAGGAGCGACCGAGGACGACCCCCCGATGATGATGTCTCCGGTGTTGGCAGTTGCCGACCCGAGAGCGGAAGCGCCTCCCGAGGCTATTTCGCCCTTGCCTCCTGAGTTGGCGTTCCCCAGAAGATTTCCGGTCGATGTGCCACCGTACTTCCAGTCACCCGCGCAGGTTACGGAGCCTCGGTTCGAGCCATCGTTCTGGAAGCCGACAATCGAGTTGGGTCCGGTGCATATGCCGATGCCGCCGTTGGTCGTCACGGCATGGTTGAAGTTGATGCCATCGGTCGCTGTGGCTGTATTGATGCTCCAGGTTACGCCGCCGTTCGTCGTGACGGCGACAGCCGAGAAGCATTCGGTCGTTCCGGTGCAGGCCGTTCCCGGGGCGAGGAAGGCCAGGCTATATGTATTGGCTCCGGCAGGCTGTACGATGGCAAGGACTCCGGTGTGCGTGACCGCCGTCGTAGACGCTGTGCACCCCACACAAGTGAACTGGACTCCGCCTACGTCAGCCGTCGTTGCCCCGGAGAAGACACCGAGGGCCGCTGTCGTTGAGGTCGTACCGATGAAGGGGGTGGCTCCCGTCAGGGAGATAGCCGGAGGAGCAGACCCGGTCGTAGCCAGGGATATAGGGTCGAAGGCGACACCCGTGTTGGTCCAACTGTCGGCGGCTTGGGCTAGGCTTCCCCGAAGGGGAGGACCCCCGAGAGGATTGAGGACGAACCCGGCTACGGCCAGGACGACGAGGCCTAAGAAAGCAAAGCGTTTAATCATTTCTTCAGGATGACCTCAAGAGAGTCGTTCGCGGCGACACCGAAGGCGTGGTTGGCTATGCAAGTCAAGCCATTGACGACGGGCCTGCCGTAAGGCGCTACGAAGGGACGCCAGCCTCCTGCGCCAGCCATCGCTTCCCAGACGATTGCACCTGTGTTGGTCGTGGCATTATCGAAGCATTGAACCGTGGTTCCAGCCACGAGGGTATTCATGTTTGACAAGGACTGGTAGGTTATCTCGTAGATGGTGCCGGGCCCGACCAGGAAGTTCCAGCAGTAGTGTCCCGTATTTGGGGCTCCTCCGGTATAGGAGGCCGGGTCGACGACCGCCGTACAGGAAGCGTTGTTGACGGCAAAGTCGGCTTGGGAGACCAGAGGGGTCTTGGCTCCGTAGGCTTGGTATTTCGGTATCGAGTTGACGCCTCCAATCGTGGATGTTCCTTGTTGCACTGATACGTTCAGGGCCCCAGAAGAAGATTGGAGTCGGTCAAAGCAGGGCGATGAGCCTGAACCGCAGTTGTCGACCCCGGTGTAGCCCATCAAGCCAATGGATGCTCCCGTTGTTCCGGCTTGCTGGTCCGAGAGACCGCTAAAGGGGAGAGAGAAGGAGATGGAACCTCCGACAAGAGTTACGTCTACTGCGCCGTTGTCCTCGACCTTCACACATCCCGGGGCGCATCCCGTCGAAGACGCAATCACTGTGCTGATGTCAGGTCCCAGAGGGGAGCCCCCCGGCGACACAAAGTATTGGGCTACTCCGCCGGAGTTTGAAAGCCCGAACCATCGTTCGTTCGGCTTAGAGCCAATATGAGGTTGGAAGCCAACAATCTTTCCCTTCGACATATAGACGAGGTCGATGTATCGGTGGTCGAGGCGGCCCGACTTATCGGTCGAGATGTTCCATTGAATGGTTTGAGTCGCCTTCGGCGTAACGGCTATAGCCCTCGCGGGATGGGACGCCAGCACCGCTAACACCATCAGGAGGGAAAGTAGGGTTCTCTTCATGCAAAAATAGCCTCTTCAAGTTCCCCGCGAAGCGAGGGTTGAAGGGCTATTTCTTCTTCGAGGAGGCTGAAACCTTTAGGGACCCATGTACCTCAGTCATTTAGACTGCCGTCTAGGAAAACCCGGACCAGGGCCCCTAATGCTTAGCGAGAGAACGTGCCTTGCGACAGAGGTTGCATACTGTCTCGCCTTACGCCCCAAGTATAGCACACACACAACCCATCTGTCAAGTCCCGCTTTGCGGAAAGTGATATCCATGAGCCACTACATGTGTCGGGGTAGCCCTGAGTTCATTATCGGAGAATTTTGCGGGACATTTGTCCCATCAATCGGGACCTTAAAGCGAGAACATACAGAGAGGGGGCGGTCGCTCGACCCCCCCCGACCCATGTTAATAATCATGGATATCATTTTCGATTCATGGACCGACAATCGGGACAAAGCGACACCTCCATGTCCGGGTCGAACCCAACCTTGAGTACGACCTTCTGTAGGTCCTCCGATTCTTCGCCGCATTGGTCACACAGATTTGGCATTGGCTTCCTCCGGTTGGGGGACTTCCAGTTTCCAGCCGATGCTTCCTTGCTGTCTCAAGTGAATCGTATCTCCTTGGAAGTCCCTCGACGACATGATGAGGTCCGCGACCGGGCTCCCGGCCTGACGTGCCAGGTTGATGACGGTGTCCGGCACCGCGCTCATGCCGTTCGTTCCGGCGACGGCATCAGTCGGGTCCTTCGTGTAGCCCTTCCTGGAGTGATAGATGATGAGCACACACACACCCTTCTCGTGGGCCAACTGGAACGTCGGCTCCATCATCTGGTACTGTCCCGCGAAGACATCGCCCTTCTGGCTTACCTTCTTAATGTAGGGTAGAAGCGTATCAATGATAACCAACTTGACTTCTGGGTGCTGGTCCAGAAAGTTGGAAATTGCTTGATTGCCGCCGTCGCTGGCCGCAGGCCATTTATGCGTAATATAAAAGTTCGATGGCCAAGCCGAAGACCCCAGATACATTTGGGCTGTCCGCTCGTAGAACCTATGACGATTGTCTTCAAGCGCCAGGTATAGGACTCCGGCCTTATTCGAAACAAATCCGTGCCCGTAGTGAGCAAGACTCTCTGCCGTATTCGCGAACGGGGGTAATCCTGTAGCCACCGACAGACCCAGCCCCAAACAGAAAGCGGACTTTCCCGCCTTGGGATGGCCCACGAGCAGTGTTTGACCAACAGCCAACAGATATGGTATAACAAATTCGGGTGGCGCAGGCCGGGAGTGTTGGAGTTCGGCGAGAGTATAGACTTCGATTTGCTGTCCACGTCTCTTAGACCTTTCCTTGTTAGCGATAGAGTCGAAGGTCGTCCTCAACTCCTTATCGCCGAGCGGCGGAGTGTTGGTGAAGTTCCAATCCTTTAGCCCTGCCCATCCGGCTAGTTCCCACAGTTCCTCAGGAAGGGACGCGACCAGGATGCCCGCTACTGAGGCGGCGGTGTTGTTTCGGCCCTCGCCGTCCTTGAGACCTCCAGGAAGATTCAGTTTCCAGAGGCGCTCGTCCCCGTAGGACGTGCTCTCCAGAAGGCCCTTCTGCTCCGCAAAGAACTCTATGACCCATTCAGGAAGGTCGGCTAGGTAGGTCTCGCCTGTTTCTTCGTCGACGAGCGGGAGGACCCAGTCGTAGACCGAACCATCTGGATGCACACTCGGGGGTGCAAGAACATA